TATAATATTAAATTAATTTTAAAATAATTACCTTATTTTAATTATAAACCTATTAATAATTATATTTACTTCGTATTAGACTACGTAAATATAATTATTATAAATATTATTATAAAACCTATTAATAAATTATTTATTTACGTAATCTAAATGGAGTAAATAAATAATTAATAGTTTTTTTAATTATGCAATTTAAAATCCTGGGAGCCTGGGGAATTTATTTACATAAATTCCATCCCACTGATTTTAAATTGTTATTACCCGAGTGTTTGTGATTAATTAATAATTTATTATTAATTAACTCTCTTTGTTTAAATTTTTTGTGATTTATGAAAATTAAATTTAACAACGAAAAATGTGATTCTTGGAATGAGTACGCTCGATTTGAAAAATCGTTGAAAGCGGCAACAAGAATCTTGATAGCAGACATGTCCGCGTTGACAGTGCTGGTGAGTGACTTGGTTCATACCCAGCTGCTGCTATGAAGTTGATCGGTTCTGTGAAGTAGCTGCTCGCGCTTGAAGAGCCACCAGGTGAGATGCAAGAAGTGCCATGAGCCAAAAGATTTGATCTCAGTGGTGCACGAACCATCAAATTGAGATAAGTCGTAAAAATTTGACTAAGGTTGAGGGATTGTAAGTCTATGGAGGATACTGTGGAATAGCTGTGCCTGATTCGCGATAGATTGGCCGTAATGCTTGGATAGCAATAGCGTGTGAAGACTTAGTCAAATGGCTTACTCGATTAAGTGCATAATTCTTTCTTGGTAAAGAATTCATATAAAATTATTTTTCATGTAATCAATAAAACATTTTAACAAAAATAGGTGTAATAGAATTTGCTATTATCACTTTTCGAGATTCATAATTTGGAATCTGAAGAAGTATAAATGTTTTACTAAGAAAATTGTATTGATGTTCAGATTATTGGAATCTGAACCATCTCTAGATAATTACACTAGTCTTTAGTGTTTTTATATAAACCATACGAATTTTAAGAGGAAACTTTTATTCTGTAAAATGTTTTTTCATTAAAATTCTCCTAAAAACATATTTTGATAAACATTATATCAAAAAATATCTAAATAATTATTCGAAATCGGAAAATTGTATTGCTACCTCGTATGAGGTTTGAGAATAATAATAACTGAGGGGTATTAAGTAAATTTCACCTGAAAATTGTATTGATGATGTTCTGTCTAATATTAATAATTATTAAACCTAAATAATTAAAGCTAATAAGAGTTTTTCATCTCGTTATTATTACTCTCAAAACTTATATGAGAATATAAGTTACATAAATTATTCTATTTCCGAGAATGTGTTATTTATATAACTATTTTATATGTGTTCATAAATTATTAAACATATTACTCGATACACCGAAAATTGTATTCTTTCAAGTTCTAAAGAGATTAAGATTATAAGTCTTTTAAATTTCTTTATTCGAAGCCCACGCACCAACCATCCGTGGGCACTCCATGGTAGAATGCTTGAGTGGTTTAAAAGGCTGTCCTGCTAAGACAGTGTGCAGTAATGTACCGAAGGTTCGAATCCTTCTTCTACCGCCATAATATTATCAAACATTATTAGATAGATTTCATCCCCACTAGTAATAGCATAAGCTAGTGGGGACAGCCATTTATTTACCGTTAAATTAATTAACAAAAAAATATAGAAGAGGGAATGAGGATTCTTTATACACTATCCTCGAAAGTGTTTGGTGTGCTACCACTAAGTATTAATTACATTATTTCTGTAATTGCAAAGATTTCTCTTAACTTCACTTAGCTTACTGTTAATGAAATATAATGATTCTATATCATCAACTGCTATGTCAAATTCAGAGTTTATCTTATTATACAATTCAGATAAATAACAACGTAAGTTAATACTATGTTGATAATAATCATAATTACAAGTTTTTAAATCTTGTTCTTTAAAATTATTTATCATACTATGGTAGAAATCTACATTATGAATCAACTATAATGTCACCACCTTAGATATACATATATTTAATACTATATCACACTATAGTATTAGTATATATCTACATTAGTATATGTAATCGTTAAAACGCTAACTAGACATTCCCTCGTCTATTCTTGGAAAAATAAACCCATATCATTTTTATTTGATATGGGTTATTCTTTTTATTTACCGTTAAACTTACATTTTCGATAATTACATATAATAAGGTAGAATAAAAGAATCAAATCTTTTATTTAAACGTTTAAATAAAAATAAAAAGGAGGAATGATGTAAATGAAAATTACATTATTTGGAAATGAGTTTGATATCAAAACTCGTTATGTTGTGGGTGCTTCGGTATTAATGGCAATTGGGGTAGCAGCTACTGCTAAGTATGTTGCTGATAAGATGGTTACTAAAGAAGGTGATGACATCTTTGAATACAAGAACGGTAAACGTTTTATTAAAAATAAGGATGTTGCAGCAATGATGGCTAAAAAAGATATTGAATTAGCTAAAGCAAGAAGAGCTGCAGCAATGGCAAATGGAACTTATTATCCTGGAAACGATACAGTTCAAGTAAATGACGTCATTTTACCAGGGAATTATTATCAATATAGATAAGTAATATCTATAAATTAAAGGAGGAAATAGAATATGAATATCACAAATAAAGGATTACTAATAGGAGCAGGAGTAGTAGCATTAGGAATTGGAGTTGGAGTTTATCTTGGTAAAAGAAAAGCTAAAAAGAATAAAGAAAAAGAAACAGAAAATGAACTAGCTGAAATGAAAAAGTTTGAGGAACAAATGAGAAAGCAAGCTGAAGAAGAAAGAGTTAGAGCTGAAGAAGATGAAAAATGGATTAAAACTACAGATGAGATGCTAAAGAAAGCCGAAACAGTTCAAAACGAACATCCAATTACTAGAGAAGATCTAGTAGAAGCTATAACTAAAGATCCAGAATTTGCTAATTTATTAATGAAATATATATCTCCGGTTAAAGCTATGGCTATGAAACATATGCCATCTAGAAATGATATTAAGGAAGAAGAGTCTAAAAAAGAACCTGTTACAGCTAACAATGGTTCAGATAATTTAACTGAACCTTATTCACATGGTGTTATACCTATGCATATAGTAAATCATAAAGAAGGTATAGAATATGATGCATATCCACCAGTTAATTCCATAAATGATATAGCAAATATTAAACCATTGAATACTGAACCAGTAAAGAAAACATTAGCCGATCAAGCTAATGAAATTCGTGAGGAATTTGATAATGCTATAAAATCATTATCAGAAGATGATCAACTAGCGATAGCAAATAGAATTTTAGATGGTGCTTTTATAGTTATGTGTGGTAAACAAGTTCAACTATCAGATTTAACTATTATGAAAGCAGATATGAATCAAATTAGTGAAAAAGTCCTAGCTTTTATATTAGGTAATACATATCGTATAAGTCCTAATATTCTACATAGTAGTGTAAGAGATGTTATAAATAATATCATTGGGACTCCAAATAATAGTCAAGTAGCTAAAGAAGATAATTCAAATATAAATGCTTATGAATATGAATTACAAAGATTAACAGTTGAACAACAATTCACAATAATGAGTAAGTTATTATCTGGTGAAACTGTTACAATTGCTGGTAGAAAAGTTGAATTAACTGACTTACCAGCTGTACGTAATAATGCTAGTTTATTAAGTCCAGAATTTCAAGCATATGTGGCTAATATGGTGAATAAACAAGTATCAGCTCCACAACCATCTGCACCAATTACACCAAGTGTTCAAACGTTCACTGTACCATTCTCTGCACCAAATGTGAACACAAGAATAGATAGATTTGGTAGCAAAACTCCAGCTTCAGATTGGAAAACTAGTGCAGAAGCAGCTAATATGTGGATTAAAAATTATAAAAACTAAACATAATAAAAACATAACTCTGTAAAATTGGAGGTGAAGTATATGCCATATGAGTTCAAACCGTATGATTTTAAATCCACTACAACTGATATTGGAGAAAAGGAAGGTGCTGATAAGAGTATCATAAAGAAAGCTACATCTTTATTAACATCTATTATAAATCCTAAGCAAGGAAATAGTGTTAAAATAAAAATTCCTAATATGCATACCATCAGTGTAGATATAGGAGGGTTACAATTTATGCATGAAAACGGATGCACTGTCCGTTTTACAGAGTTAAATGACTACAAAAACCTAGACTTCCCAATAAGAAGACTAGAGATTACTATGCCAATGAGACTTGCTACAAAACTCTATAAATTAAAGGGAGATGTAATTCCAAATTTCCCAAAAGCATTGGCAACATATATTCAAGTTATTCCTGTTTCTAAGTCTAGATTCCAAGAAAAACCTATTGAATCTGGAGCTTATGTAGGAATATTACAAGATAATGAAATGAAAGTGAAGGTTCAGGATGCGGTTAATACTAAAAGTGAAAGTAGTATGTCACCTATAACTGTAAAATTACAATTATATAAACCAGGTGAAATACATTATCAATCTAAAGCTTCTATTAACTTTAATATGCCGAATCCTACACCTTCTCAGCTCATACAATACGCTTTTAAGAAATCTTTTAATACTTATCAGCTATGTATGAGTAAAATAGAGAATGATAAACCAATGGGAAGATTTATAGTACCATTTACAAGTTTTACAGATCTTATAAAATTTATAGACCAAGAAATAAACTTGTATTCTACAAAGTATTACACTTGTGTAGACGGGGATACATTCTATCTATTAAATTCGGATAATAATCCGAATGTAGATAATGCTAAATTAACTACAAATCTTTCTGTACTAGTAGTTAGAGAAGGAAGTGAAAAAGTATACCCTAGAGTAATAGTTAAATTAGGGAAGACTGATTATAGAATAACAGAATCAGTTGCTAATGTTAGTGTTAAAGTTATAGGGTCGTCTTCGTATAGAGATAATAAGATATATGTAACGCCATCTGGTAAACATATTAAACAAACTTTCCCTATGAGTAGAAACCAAGAAGTAGTATTTAAGAATTCTGAAGCACTTCCTGGTAAAAAATTAGACAACACTGTATATGAGGAGATTACTATCAACTGTCAGGGATTACCAGTTCAGAAGTTTACTCCTCTCTCTAATATAATAACTACAGACGCTAAAGGTAATATGCGTGTCTATAGATTCACTTATAAAGAATTAAACATTCTGTCTAGTGCAGAAACTAGTGTAACTATTAAAGGTGTAAGATTAATTGACGGAGATAAAGATAACGTTGAGTTTAAACAGCAATCTTAGCTTTTAGATAATTACATATAATAAAGCGAAATATATAACATTTATATATATTTTAAATAAAGCGATAATACACAATCCTTCTCCAAAATAAAATTATTATAGTATTAGATTATCAAAGTTAAGTAATTAATTGTGTATTATCGAAAAATTGTATTATGGTGCTTAGTTCCTATCATTTCTCTAAGCACCTATTTTATTTTGTCTGACGTTATAATTTAATATAAAAAATTTTTTAGGAGGTATTAAGAATGGCAGTTTTAGAAACTACTAACTTGACAGGTGCAATGAACCTGATCGAAAAAAGATTAAAGGAAGGGGATTATTTTGAAAATAAATATCCTGTGATGTACGGAACTACAAATGATGACGGTTCCGATGGTATGGAACCAAAAGTGTACAGAGTCAAAGAAGCATCAGCTGAAATTGACAATACAAAACAAGCTAAAGAAGTTAAAATCCAAAGAGATTTTAAATCAGTTGATGGAAAATCAATTTATTTCTCTATTGATGCAAAAATTAAAGATTATATCTTTGAAAATGGATTAGATAAAAATGGTAAGAAAAGATATTCTGCATTACCAATGTTATCACTTCCAAAAATGGGAACTGAAGACTTACTTAAACTTGCAGAAGAAATCGTTACATTTGCTGAAGGAGCATTAAATACTGTAAAAGTAATGCTTATGGCAGACAAAGAATTAGGAAATGTTAAATCTGTAATGACAGGTTTACCATTATATAGATGTATTGCAAATGTATCAAACGGGTTAACACCTGAACAATTACAACAAATATCAGCACTTGATAAAACATTATTAGAAAACTTCAATAATTCTAATATAGATTTCAATGTAATGAAAACAGAACAATTAGTTCTAGATAGAATCATGATGATGAGTTTCAATCATATGAAACAACAATTGAAACAACTTGGTAAAGATGTTAAAGACACTAACCTTGCTAAGTTGGTTCCATATGTAGAAAATGCTAATGCAGAAGCAATCATCATAAACCAAAAGACAAATGTATCTAAATTAACAGGTACAACTCCTGATAGCGAAGTATCTAAAGATGGTATGAGCTATAGAGGATTTTACTAAGATAGGAACACGTTAGACGTGTTTACTATAAATTTCTAAAATTTTTAAATTCTCGAATGCATGAATGCATTCTAACACATCTTGTGACATTATGTCATAAGTCACTTAAGGTGAACTTCGCACGTTGCCGTTCACCGCTCCTTTGAAAATTGTATTGGTGTTTGTTAAACTGCCGAGTATATTCCAGTATACTCGGCCATCCATAAGATAGTCCAAAGCATAAATTATAACAGTTAAATAACTCCAGTTATTAATTTTAAGTTTATGCAATACTTTAAGAATAACATATTTATCACAGAAAGATAAGTTTATTTAATTCTTTCTTATTCCTTTAGAAAATTTTATTATTGGCTTTGGACTATGCTATGGGTGTTATAGCACACCTATCGGAAGATATAGTAATGTATCGCCTATAACCATTATTATATCATTTACGCATTCCTTTATATTATATTCATTAGAAAGCCCTCTCTCGTTTTGAGAGAGGGTGGACTGATGTACCGCAAAATTTTTTATTAACTTACTTTTTCCCTGGTATTTTCTTGGTTTTTATTGTTTTGAAATTCATATATTAACAATTATCCTGTATTAAATTCATTAAAAGTGAGGTGAAAAGGCATGGAAAATACTAAAAATACAAGTAAAGAAAGTTATTTAACGAAACTTAAAAACACTCTAGTTAAACACTTTACTAACACTATAAAATCTGAAATACAAGAGTATAAAGATAATATGGATCTTAAATATGATTTACCTGTTAAGACTAAAGAGTCATTAGCAGCATATGTACAAGAAATGGTAAAATTTAATGGAAGTGGAAAAGTTTCTGAAAAAATACGTGCAACAAAAGAAGAACTTAAAGAACTTCTACAATCTGCTAAAGAACAAACTGCAGCAGCATTAAAGGGTGACAAGTCTAAATATGATGAAGACGCAATGGATGATTTATTAGATGATGAATTCGATATCAATTTTGATGAAGAAACTTCTAATGAATCTGTTGATGAGATTGTTAGTGCGGACCCTGGTGATAAATTCGAATACGCATTAACTGAATACGGTAAACCTGAAAAAGCAGCAGCTGCTATTTTTATTAAAATGTTAGCTGATGCAAATATTGCTGGATTTAGAGATGTTCTTAGAGATAAACCAGAAGACTATTTAAAGGATCTTTTAGATGCAGCTGAAGTTCTATATGATGGAGTTAATAAACCACAACAAACTGAGCAGGATAAAGAAATTGAGAGATTATCTAAGACCATAGCAAACCCTGCAATTGGTATGGAAAGAGACTCATTTGAAGAGCTTACAGAAGAATTATCAAATGTTAAACCTGTTATAAATACAACAGTTATAGGGGAATTAAATCCTCAACAAATCGACGAGTTTGATTTAGCTGAACTTAAAGAGTTAGAGAAATCATATTATGATGCTCTTAATAAAACTGTTGAAGATATTATATCTAGTAAATCGTTACTTACATTTAATAATTATATTGCATCTGTATGTAAATCTTTACTTAAAGATACAGAAGATTCTCGTGAATTTAGTCTAGATGATCCACATAAATTAGTGCTTGAATTAGTTGGTAAAATATCTGAAGGTACTATTACTGATTATATTCCAGTTACTATTTTTATAGGTATATTATTAAATCTACCTAATTCTGGACATTACCAAACTTTTAGAGACCTTAATACAAAATTCAATGAAGTGTTCAATAAAATGAACTAAACTTAAATATAGGAGGAAACCATGGATAACATATTTGAAGCATTGGGATTCGCTTTTAAAGGTAAAGTATCAATGGAAGAAACTGCTTCTGACCATTTCGAACAAATACCTACTGCTGTGGACCCACAAGAAACTGCTACATTTATTGACAAATTGGAAGACGACCATGAAGGAGTTAACCAAGAAAGAAGAGCTGACGAAACTCTTCCTGAAGAAAATGTTGCAGATGAAATAGCAAGAGAAATCGAAGCTATAGAAAAAGAAGGAGCACCAGACGAAAATCTTTCAGGTGAAGGAAATGACATAATGGATATTCCTGAAAACCCTAAAGCTGAAAAGATGGGAGGAATAGCACCAGTTGCTAATGATGAAGAAAGAGCTCCTGAAGTAATTGAAAAGATTAAAGAAAATTCAAAACCAAACCAAACTACTATCGATGATACTGGATTTGCTGGTAATAAAGAAGTAGAACATATGATGGCTGAACAAAATGGTCAAGAATATGCTGAACATAATGATAATCAATCAGTATTCTCTGATGCTGAAAATGAAACAGAAGTAACTTCTGCTGATAAAATGTATGTTCAAGTTCCAGGTGATAATGGAAATGATGAATTTAAATCTTTAGATGAAGCTCAAGGAGATCATGGTTCTACTGAAACTAATGATACTCCAGGTGAAAAGAAATCTGTTAGTATAGGAGATATCCAAGGAGATACTAGCACTATATTAGACGCAGATGGTGGAGTAGAAGATGCTTCTGGTAGTGGTGACTATGAATCTACTGATGAGTATTCTGATGAAACTGATGAAGTTGAAGAAGAAGACGCTGCTGATGAAGAAATTGAAGATGAAGAAGATGGAGAAATAGCTAAAGAAGACTTAGATACTGAAACTGAAGATGAAAAAGAAGAAGAAGTTGAAGAATCTGAAGAAACTGAGGAAGAAGCTGAAGAAGTTAAAGAAGAAGCTCCTGAAGAAACTGATGAAACACCTGAAACTCCAGAAGAACCTACTGAAGAAAGTGAAGAAACAGCTGAAGAAACTGACGGTGCTGACGAAGCTCCAGTAGAAGCTCCTGCTGAAGGTGGAGAAGATTATTCTGAAGTTGCTGAAGAACTAGCTTTACTAGATTCAGTTGAATTAAAAGGTGTTCTTGGTGGAGATAGCGAAGATTTAGAAGCTGCTAAATCAAACTTATCTAATCAATCTGAAGACAGTTCTACATCATTTGACAATGTATCTACAATGAAATCTGTAAATACTGCTGACGGAAATCAAGAATTTTCTACAGAAGAAATGCCAGATGGTGTTGAACAACCAAAAGAAGGTAAAGATACTTTAGCTTCTACTGTAACAGAATTAGCTTCTCAAGATGAAAATTTTGATGCTGATAAAGTTACTATTAACAGATATGATCAAGTAGGTGAAGGATCTGGTGGAGAAGATACAATGGGTGATGATGTATCATCTGATGATATGGGTTCACCAGCTGATGATGCCGGAGATCAAGGAACTGAACCTGAAGTTCCAGAAGAACCAGTTGAAGAAGCTCCTGCGGCAGAATCTGTGCAAGCTACTTGGAGACAAAAAATGGAAATGGCTATATTCCATGCATTAAGAAGAAAATAAGATAAGTAAAATTTTGGATGGTATTAACTTATAATGGGTTATTACCATCCATTATTTTTTATTTTTGGTTAAATTTATGTATAAAATAATATATACCATTATAAATGTATTTAAACGCTCTATAATGCTGTTATTACGCGTTTTATAAATGTTTACTATTAATCTTATGACTTTTATCTTTGAATAGCCTTAAAACGTGTATAATGAGCTTATATGACGTTTTATGATGTTATATGTAATTTTACACAATAAATATGTGAGGTGAAAATATGAAAGATGTAATATATAATATATATAAAGAGCGTACTACTAAAGAAACACATGATAATATTTCTGATTTAATCGGTCTTTATATTAAAAAGAATATGTCAGTTCTTACAGATGGATTAATAAATAATTACCCGATTCTAGGAGAAAGTACTCGTAATAAGTTTGCAGCATTTTATAATATATCTCCAAATGATTGGAAAGAGATATCTAAAAGTTCTGAATATAGACTAATGGCTAGATTAGCAGATCCTTTAAAACTTGGACTACTATTTAGTTATTTTGAAACTAGAAATCCTATATTTATAAATTTTCTTGGTATATTATGCTATAGTTTATATATGTTTAAATACTTTCCTAGAAAATTTAATAAACTAATAATGCAATATACTATAGATGAATTTGATGCAAGACTTGATTATAATAAGCTTGGTAGAAACTTACTAATAGTAATAGGAAAGAAAACAGAATCATTTATTCAAAACTGGGAAAAACGTATAACTAAAAACCCATCTGATAAATTATTCCGTGAGATGTTAAAAGATTTTACTCCTAGATATAATAATATGATTAATAGTATAGCTACTGCATACCATAAAAACTTCAATGACCCAGATGTTAGAATACAAATAGCATATGCTAAATCTGCAGATGGTAAGAATAACGTAGCTGGTGCTGGTTTATTTGAAGCTATTAGAGAAATAGCTATGAATAATTTACAATCTCCTTCTAGTCGTATATTAGATATGATTGGTCTTGGTAATAATAATCCTAAGAATATGAAGTATAGAACTTTGCTTATAAGTAGGTTAGGAGACCAATATATAAATACATCTAGAGTTTGTAGTAATATACTAGATGAATGGATGAAACGTAATAGTGATAAACTTACTATGAAAAACTTTAGGCTAGGATTTGTAAGATCTATGAGTATTGCTAGACATATAACTTATATATTTGATGCATTAGATAATATAATATATAATATGATGGCTGATAAACCTAGAGAAGAAGCTAGATTATATAATAAAGTACAACTTCGTAAATGGTTATATCAATATCTTTTATTAGTATTATATTTATCAAGTGGTCAATTATCAGTTGATATATCTGCACTTGAAAGTATCAACACAGACTACGATACTTTAAATGGGTTTGATTTAACGGAGGTATAATATGAAGTATGATAAAGTTAAAGACGAAGATATAGAGTTTGCAGTATCTGAAACTATACGTGTGTTTAAAATGCTTGATGAAAGTGAAGGTGCTAGAATAGAAGAACTATTAACAACTTGTGAAGATAGAGACCAGTTAGTAGAATATCTTATCAATATATTGAACTTCTATGCACAACCAAATCGTCATGTACTACGTAGAGTTAGAGAAAGTGAACAAATAATAAACCAAGAATATGTGCATTTACCACATGTTAATATGAGAAATGGTAAAGGAGTACTTTCTAATAAAAAACTTCTTATACTTCCATTATATGTAAGAGCAAATCAACAAATAGCTCTTAAAGAAGGTAAAGCTGCACAAGAAAGTACACTACGTAATATAACAGGACAAGTAACAGGTGCGTCTAAATCAGGAAGTTTATCTGATAGTGAAATAGCTACACTAATAGGAAATGGTTCTCCTAATATTATTAAAGAAATGTTAGGACCAGCGTCTCATGACTTAGTTGCTAAACGTGAAATGAAACAGTCTATAATACGAACAGGAGACGTTTCATTAAAGGATTTAACAGATAGTCCAGAAAATAAAAAATCACTAAGATATATGAGTGAAGTCCTTAAAGCATATGGATTAGATAATGACTTGGTTGATGTACCTATAAAATAATATAATTAATAAAATTGGAGGAAAATAAAATGAGTTGGTTAAATAAGAAAATAGACAAGACTTTAAATCGTTATGTCCCTACTGGATTTGCAACATTTGACATTATGATGGGTGAAAATGTTAGAAAAACAGATGGTACTTTAATAAGCAAGAATAGAGGATTTGCAATTGGTACGCATAACTGTATAGCAAGTAAACCAGGTGCTGGTAAGTCTACGTTTACTATGGATGCATTATCGTTTGGGTTACATTTAGGGTATCCACTACATAGATTAGTAGTAATAGACGCTGATAATGCAGTTTATACAGATCAAAGACTTAAAAAGCTTACAAAATTAGATCAAGAAACTATATCAGACAGATTCACTGTAATATCTACAACTAGTCCAGATGATTTAGCTTCTATAATGAAAGAGGTTGATGCTGAATATAAAGAAATGAAATATAAACCAGTATCATTCCCAGACCCTCAAAATCCAGGCCAAACTCTTAAAATGATGCCTTTTGTTACTCTTATAGTTGATACTGTAACATCTATTAAATCTGCAAATAATGACATTGAGACTGGTGGAGATGTAATTAATAATACTGTAGGTCTTACTACAAACAGAGAGCTTACAGAATTTACTAAATCTGCTACTAATTATTGTGATGGTAATATAATTATTATATGGGTAGCTCACTTAGGGGATAATGCTCCAAAGATTGGTCAATATGTAGCGGAAAGAGATTTTAAATCTGCTCCTATTGATAAGAAGATTAAAGTTCCTAATGCTGTAAAAGCTAAATTATCTTCTGCATTTGTTCTTGAAAAGGTTGTAGACTCTGTTGATAGAGGAAGTGCTTCTAAAGGACACGTTATTTCTAGACTTAATCTAGACCCATCTACTAATGCATTTAGTACACAAGGACGTATGTGGAAAAGTAGAACTGGAACAGAAGGTAGTACAATTACTGAACTTGTAAATATTAATGCAGAGTTTGATAGATTTGCAACTCTTGTTATAGATTGTGAAAATATAGGAGTATTTAAGAAAGGTAGTGGAATGTACCCGTCTGCAGAATATCCTCATATATTTAAAGATAGTACTGATGCTGAGAAAGAAAATAAATATATGAGTAGCTATAAAAGACAAACTCTAACTATGGATGGATGGGATAGACCATTTAATCTTATGGAAGCATATGCATTAACACATTATGCTGGAGAAGATAGTAAATTATGTGAACTTAGAGACAAGTTTACTACATTATGTCTAGAAAACTTAGAAAAGAAGACTAGATATGAACTAGAAGTAAATAATATAAATAGCGATGACCTTACTAAACATAAAACTTCTATAGGATTATTTATGCGTATTAATGAAATGAATAAAGCTTCTAATATGTTCAATCCTATTACTGATAAAGATGATAGTAAGGCTATGGTGCAAGATGGAATGGAAACGAAATTAGGTGAAGATAGTGATGAATAAAAGAAAGTTAGTATATTTAGAAGATAAAAACCAAATAATAGGTGTTTGGAATGATAATACTGAAGATGAAGTAGTTTTAGTAACATCTGTAAAGGATTGTATTATAATGAATGATGGGCAAGACTGTAGATATACATTATCGAAAGCTATGGACCCTTGGACACATCATATTATGGTACATCCTAATGGATGTATTGAGTTTGAGAAACGTGAAGATGTTGCTAAACTTCTAACAGAGGAAGTGAGAAGATGAAAACATTTTATTATGACAATGAAGAAAATGTATTCGGTATAAAAGATGATGAGAAATTTAAAATATTAAAGTTTAATGTATTTAAATGCTCAATAGTTGGAAATAAAGCTACCGTATACTGCGAAGAAGGTATGATAAATTATAATTTATTACCTGATGGGAGTGTAACAACTGAAACTATGAATTAAGAGGTGATTGGAATGAATAATATAACTCTAACTATCTATAAGTGGTGGACTATGTTTACAGTTAATAATAGACCTTATAGTCTAGATGCATTTTTATCTGTCGAAAACTATGTAAAGAAACTTATAGTAAATATGTATAATAGAGAAATGAAAAGCAATACACAAAGTACTGATAAAATTAATAGAACCCTTGTGTATCAAATAATGAATAACAAATTTGTAAATCTACCTAAACTAAAACCAAATGTTCATGTAGATTCAGTAGTTATAGAAGGTAATGATGTATCAGGTAAGGAAACCTACTCAAGGTTTCTTTATCTAGATATAGATAAAACTATGTCAGAAGTTAAATCTGATAATAGTAGTCAAACTGCACATTTAATAAGTTTTCCTACATACACTAGTCAAATTGGTAATCTTATAGCTAAATTATTAAGAAAGCATAATAAAACTAATTTTGACAGGTATTTACTTAACTGGTTATTCTGCTACGATAGAATAAATACAATGATGAATATGTTTGATGAATTTAATAATCAATCTGATTTAATACACCATCATCATGTATTAATATTTGATAGATTCTATCAATCAAATTGGATATATAATCAAATGGATTCTAGAGACTCTGTAGTAGAGTGGCTATTGAGAACTGAAAAGGTTATATTTGAACCTGTTAACGTTAAAGATATAATAATATTCCATAGAGATAAACATGAACCAGATAAAGTGCATGATAAACTTATTAAAGACAAAAAGAATAAAGATTTAAATGAAACTATAGAATTCCAAAAAGTTATTAGAGATAGATTTATAACTAGTAGATTCTATAAAAAGCTTAAAGTTAATTATTTTGTAGGTTCTCCTAAAATACATTACTTTACAGTTAAAGAAGTAGTAGTAGATGATAAACCTAGAGAATCAACATTCTTAGGATATTTACATAAATCTTTAAACTTATTTCATTCATATGGAAATAATAAATAATAATTATATACAACAAATATTACGTAGGTGGAGACTTGTTAATCAGGAGATTGGGCCCATGCACGAAGCATTTATTAAAGTCTTCTTAAAATGTTATCATCCGTCACTGGATAATAGCAGGCAACGTTTCCCACTTACTTACACTTTTTTATTTTTTGATTTATTACAGAATCGATATTTTTTTTGGTAGAGAGCTAATTCAAATTTTATTGAGCTATGAAATAATACATACGGTTACTATCGATTCTGTGCTAAAATTATCCTATCATATAACTACCCCTCAGTTTTTGAAATAAGTTATATCTTACTTTCCTATTTATGGTAGGATAATTTTATCATATTTCCAATTTTATTAACTATATATTTTGAAACGTAAATAAAAGGTGATACCCCAATTATGATTTTGGTCATAATTGGGGTATGCTTTTTATTTACCTTTTACTTTAGTTCGACACCAGTTGCTTTTTTCCAAATATTCTTTACTAAATAAGTTACATATTTAGTAGCAGCTTCTGTTCTCAATATTAGTAAAAATAATCTTTTACCTCTAAAGATAAACTTTGGATTTTCTAGTCTGTTTGTAACACTTTCTATAATCTTTTCTGTTACAACTTCAACTTTAGCATCGTTGCCTTTCTTTTCTTGGAATTCTTTTATAGTTTCAGCAGCTTGTGCTTTAACTAAACCAAGACTTTTAACTCCAAAATAAGATATAACTCCGGCTATTATTAAAGCTGATAATAATATCAGAATAACAAATAGTCCATAGTCTGTGTTCAAATAGTATACAAATCCGTCAACTAACATTTGCCATAATTTCATACACTAAACCTCCTACTTTAAGAATTATCTAAGACAGGTAGGTTGTTAATAGCCAAAATTACCACAATCTCTTATCTTTTTTATTATATTTATTATAAGAAGTAACTGATCTAGCCCTTCCCATCATCTGAGTATCACTAGAAATACTATTATTAAACGTATTTAATATTGTAGTCATACTAGGTAATCTCATATTAAATATATCTTCTTTATTAGCTAGCTGTCCATTCATACATTCGTTATTAATTTCTTCATCATTTAAATAAACTTTTGATCCATTAACCCATTTCCATGCAATTATCTTATCATATATCTTATCATCAGTTCCTCTATAATTAATAATTTCATATTCTATTTTACCTTCTTTATAATAGTTAGTATCTTCTAAATGAGAATTTACCAATGATGTAAGAGATAATACTTTTACTTTACTATAATCTACTATAAAGTTCCAATTCTTTTCTAATGATAATCTATAATCTGGTTTAATTGCAACCATATAAGCAAGAGCAGTTGCCATAAGGTTATCGTCATGACATCCATATTTATGGTTTATCTTACCACCACGTTCTTCTCTTAATGTACCAAGCTCGCTATATGAAATAATATTTCCAAATGCATATGGGTATTTATCTATAAGTTGACGCCATAATTCTGTAGTTATATACTTTCTAGTATCTGCACTACGCTGTCTAGTACCAAATGTAGATAGTATATTTCCACTAAGCTTTTTATTAGTAAATCTAAAACTACTATCGTCTAGGTTTTTATCTACGTGTTTATCTATTCTAAATAAATACGGCTCTAGTCCAGACTTTCTCATGTTATTCATATATATTTGACCAACGCCATCGACTTCTGGGTTTATAACCATAATCATATTAGGATTAACTTCTCTGAGCCAATTAAAGAATTTAATACAAACAAAACTAAAATCATTTACGTCTAATGAGTTAGTGTTCCAGTTGAGTATGGGCTGAAATGTTTCCATGTCCATAATAAATACAACGGAACTGTCATTACCCCCGAAGGCTATATCAACTCCAATACTAATAGCATGGAACTTTCTGAGGTAATCTTCAAATGGAATATCTTCATGACTGAAATATGTCATCTTATGATTCTTCATAAACATAAGAGTTCTATGAGGTGTTTCTTTAGCAAGTTTACTAACACGTCCCATAAGTTTTTGACCATATAAGCTTTCACTATCAACTTCAAGCCAACGATTCAACATATCTGTCATAAATACTTCTCTATCATTACTTTCATTAATAGATTTTTCAAGCCACGCTTCATTAAATCCAAGTTCAAAGTACTCATAACTCATAGTCCAGAAATGTTTCTTACTATTATTCATTACTTTACATAGTTCTTCATATGTATATCCAAAGAACTCTATATCAAATTGAGCCATTTCCTTAAATACAAGTTCATACATAAGTCTTCCACTTGTAGTATTAAGTTTACCTGGTGTAGATGTAAAGTATATACCGTGTCTTTGATTACTACGTATAGCAAGTAGTCTAGCAGTTCCATGTGCAAATAATATACCTCCAAGCATTGCAGTTGTATGACGTATAAAGTTAATTTCGTCTACGTATACAAATCTAGGTGAGTCTCCCCGCCCGGTTCTTTCTGCTTGAGTTTCACTTGTACCTACTGCGAATATCTTTAAGAAGTTATTTCTTTCTTCATTCTTTACTTCTCTAGCTTTAAGAGAAGGAGAAAAATCTTCTTCTTCTACTAGCATTTGCTTACCCTTGACTTTTTTTGTCTTTATTGTATGAAATTTAAGAAATCTTGGTAGCATATTAGCAGCATCTATCATTCCCCGTCTGTTCTTACCAGCTTCATCTTGGTTAAAGTGTACTACTAACATCTTAGCATTACGAAGACCAGCTCCCCAGTCCATTCCTAATACTTTAGTAAGGTCGAATGTTTTACCTGTTTGTCTTGACTGTTCCCGATAGATATTAAATCTTTGAGCATATAACCATAAGAACGTCCATGTTGCAATAGTCATTTCATATGGTATTCTTTCTCCTGTAGCTTCATCCATTATACGACCAGCTTCTCTAACCATATAAATAGGATTCTGTTCACACTCAATAGCAGCTGCTATTTGAATTTCACTACTAATGACAGGATTATCTATATCTATACCAAGTAACATTCTATTAAGAGTTATAAGAGGAGCTTTATGGTTTATATTAATACCTAAGAAATCCCCCATCTTCTCTAACATAAAACTAAATTCAACCCATTGATGATTGACTGTACTATAATCATAATATATAGGAATAGCTTTTTTATATTCGGCATTATAATAAATATCGTAAGCAAAATCTGGCAGACCATCTACTTTAAGTGCAACTTTAGCCTGGTCTGATAATTTAGTTTTATCAAGTTTAGGGAAGTTACCATTAAATATCTCACAATATGGAAATCTAAAGTCATCTTCTTTACCTTCATTCTCATTTTCAGCTTCAATAAAATTACTTATAGCTTCCAATACCTTTTGCTTATTCTCATTATATTCCTGAAATGATATATTATTATCTATTACCAAATTTTCAGGTGGTTCTATACCTTCATTTCTATACTTGGCTATTTCTTCTCTAGTGTTACGTATAAATTGATCATATGTACTATCAACAAAGTTTACCAATACATCTTTTTCTATACCAAGATCCTTAAGGAAGTTATCAAATTTCTCATGTTTATTATGCATAATTTCTTCGTAACTAACCATAATACCTCCGTACATAAACGGGAGCTTTCGCCCCCGCTGTTATTTTATAGCTTTACCATACCATATAATATTCCAGAATTTTCTTTTATTACACTACGACTAGCCATCATATCTGCTAGTATTATACGTTGTGCATCTAAAAGTCCTAAAGCTTCTCTTAGAAATTCATCTTTAGTATCCATTTCTACAGATATTATACTACCAAGAGTATTTATTTTATTCATAAGAACCTTCATTCCATCAGTTGTCTTACAGTTCATAGCATCAGACTTTATTTTCATAAGATCATTTTCAAGATCTATATAAGTTTCTCTATCTTTAGGTTTTAATTTAGCTAGTAATTTACTTCTAGTAACCATGAATTCTGATTTATCACTAACAGATTCCATACCAATTGTAGCATATCTAGCTGGTGCATTTTTAAATGCGTTATAAGATTTCTTTAAATTATATTCTAATAATATATCGTCTTGAAGACTTTCCAATGAAACTAATTTAATTCCTGTTATAATCTTATTAGCATATACAGGTCTATTCATTTTATTTATAGTTATAACAGCATGTCTTTTCTTTTGATACATTTCAAGAACTTCATTTATAGCATCATCACTAAAGCTTGGTAGGTCTTGATATCCTTTAATTAATCTATTTCTCCATAAGTCTGCAGTCATTATAACACTATCAAATGCTCCTCTATTTTGAATACAATAGCTAAAGTCTCTCATAAGCTTTTTAATACTATCACCTATATCATCTGTATCTATTCCATTTACACTATTATATACAAGTTTAAATAAGAATGCAAGTTTAACAAATGTTTCTAAGTTATTAGATACTACATCTCTATTACCATATAAGTATACTACATAAGTATATAAAGTTAATTGTAATCTTATAAACTTATCTAATATAGCATTTACTATAGCTTCTGCGAATATTTCTCTATCACCATGTATCATTTTATGTGTAATTATTCTTAGTAATAGTGCATTATACTCTAAGTCTGTATTAAACCATGCAACTGGATAAGAATCATCATACATACCTAGTCCAAAGTCACTACTATATTTTGTAGAAGTATCTGAGTCTGTATTTGTAGAATACCCCATATATCTTCTGTATATGTCAGACTTTCTAATATCTACACCAATACCAATAAGTCTGCTGATATCAATATGAGCAAACAGTCCCTTTCCATTATCTCCATTTAGAATAAAGAAATGACTATCGGCAAATAAATCAGTTTTACTTCTTTCTTTAATTTTAAGAAGTCCATAAATATTGAAATATTCTTCTGGTATAAATTTTGCACTAGCAGATAAATTATATGATAATCCAATGTTATTGAAAGCATGAGCACAATCATTAGGAAGTTCTGTATACTTTTTAATTTCTTCAATTACGTCTGGACTTAAACATTGTAATAATCCAGCTTCTTTAAGATCTTCCATTATTTCATATTTGTTCTTATTATATATGATACTTTTAAACTTACCATATTTTTCTCTGGCCATAGCTTCACATTTTCTAATAACTTCAGCCGCTTCATAGTTTTCATTAAAGAAATCTTTATAATAGCCATAGTTATTACATTCTTCATACTTTTTAGCATAATTAGTTATAAACATCATAACCCTCCTTTAGGTTTACATTTTAATATATATTGTTTAACACCGCCTTGTTTTTCGGGTAAAAACAACCGGACTGTTAATTATCTTATAAGAAAGGAGGGAATTTTATGTATAATTTACCTGAGTATATAGCAGCTAGAAGAGCGACTAGTATAGTTAAATCTTTTATAGTTAATAAACGTTCTTATACCGCTAGTACTGATAATGGGTCTGAAGATATTTCTATAGGATTAGTAAATTTAGACTTTAGTTCGGTTAATAAAGAGCTAGTTCTTATAAATGCTAAGCTTAAAAAACTTATAGAAATATGTAGTCCTGGAGCTATGTGTAAGAGATTCTTATTCGTAGAACCAGCTAATAACATAATAATTCCGTTATTTCTATTTGAAACCTTTGAACCGTCGCATTGTTATATACCAATCGTGATAACTAATCGTAGTATATTAATGATATCTCCATTTGGGGTTAGTTCTAGAGGTGACGTAGAATGGATACGTGAACTTATGCCTACGTTTACATTACAAGAATGTAAAACTGATGAAGATTTAGAAAAGTTAGCTCTTTCTAAACTAACATATAAAGATAATGATGAATCTAAAGAAATTACAGTTATAGATGCGATTCGTCTTAATATAGAATACTTCATTAGTGCAAATCAGACTACCGATAAAGTTATCACAGAAGCATATTACGACGTTGATACAACATTTAGTCGTGAAATATCTCCTGATGATCCTATTTTAGAGAAATTCAGTTCTAAGCATGAAGAATTATCAATGGAGTCTGTTATGAAAATAGTAGACAACAGTGATCTTCCTATTACAGAATATGATTATATACCTATAGAAGTAACTACAAAAAATGGAAATATATATAATTCTCTTAATATGGTTACAGAATTTGAAGGAAATACTGTAATTAAAAATCTAACAGCAAACGAATTAGTAAATGAATCGAAAGATGATCCAGTATTATACTTACCAATAAGAGATAAAGGATCTGTACTACTTTACCTAGACTCACATATTCACTATGTAGGTCAAAATAAAGTATGTATATATAATCCTTTAACTAATACTTATGAAGAGCCAGTTAATATGTATGATATATTTGATTCTGACTTTATTCCTGGAATGGTATCAAATGAAGGATTAATTGGAGATTTATTTAAAACTATTAAAATATTTGGACTTAGATCTGGTTCATTTGCTTATAATATGATAGTTTTCCTAGCAAAAGCTCCTAAAAAGGCTTTTGGATTTATCTGGAAAGCTTTAAAGAATATTCCTATTTTAAAATCTAAAGTAGAATTTGAAAAAGAAGAAGCCATTCGTTTACAAGAAAAATTATTAAGTGACGAACTAGACCATGGAGAAGAAAAAGTTCGTGCTCTTAGATTAATTGGTATTAGAGGTTTCTTCCTTACTGCAATAACTGGTACTATAATATTCTTACCATGGATTTTAGCTCTACAAAAGCGTAAATACTTAGCTAGTAGAATAAAATCTGTAGAAAGAGTTGAATATAATCTTGACGCTAAACTTGAGAGACTTGAAAACCAATACGAAATGGCTCGTAATGAAGGTGATAAAGAAGAAGTTAATAGAATACTCTCTCAAATACAATTAGTTAAATTCGCTAAGTTAAAACTTATAGAATATAAAAGAGAAGTAATCAAAAAAGAACGTATTAAATACAATACATTCGATAAAGATGATACTCTTACTACTAGACAACGTATAGATAAAATGGTTTCTAGTGGAGGTTTCTATAATTTAAATGGTGAATATGGTTCTAAAGTATTAGCCGACGATGGATATTAATAGTTAGTCCGGTAATTCTAGGAAAAGGAGGAAATTGATGATATATGATAAAATACGTAACGGAAATAATATTGACAATAGCAACTCGTTTAAAACTATGGAAATTAGCAATGAATCAGTTTTATCTGAATATGATAATAGAAGAAAAGAAAATGAAAATGGAAATGCAAGAATTTTACAGATCAATAAATGGTTAGAAAATTTAGCTAAAATATATCCAGATGATCAAATTATTCTAGAAGATTATAAACCATCATTTGAAGCGGAAGAGGATGATCCATTTGGTGCTGGAGAAGCTGAAGGTATGGATGAACCAGTAGGTGATGATGGAGGAGCTGAAGCAAACTTTGATGATGACCCATTCGGGGCCGGAGAAATGGGAGACATGGATTTCGGAAGTGATTTCGGAGATGCATCATTTGATTCTGCTGGAGACAATATGTTTGGCGACGACGGCGGTGGGCAAGACCCAGATGCTCCATCTCAAAATGTAGTAGACCGTACAGTAGTAAAGCTTCAAGAATATAACATATCTAAACAGATACGTAATATTTTCCCTGAGAGATTATTAGAGCTTAAAAAGATTATAGATAATAATATAGAAGCTATAGAACATCGTATTTATGATAATCCTTTAATTGGAGATGTTCTGCGTGATGTTGTGAAAGAATATAGATATATTTATACTATATTAGATGAATTTATAAAAGTACTACCTGATAAGACATATGAAGATATAGTAGAAGCATATGTACAATTTCACTCATCTTTATATAAATTAAGACAAGTAGTCAAAGATGTAGCAGAAGGGAACAAAAAATCCTGATGCAAACAAAATTTTTGTAAAAATAGACGGTTAATATACGTTTATTTATATAAAATTGCTACTAAGGAGGTGAAATATATAGTGAAAATAATTATGGATGATTATGGATTAGAAACTTACGCGAGTAGTTTAGACGCACTTGATGCTTTCGCCGCAAACATACGTGAAAGTGACGTTAAGAATAGTGCCATCTTAGGATGGGAATACACTAGTGAAGATCTAGATATAGATGATGTATGGTCATTTGAACCAAGTATGGAAGGTATTAAAGATCGTGTAAAAGAAATGGCTAGTAAGGCTAAATCCAATATTGTTGCATGGGCTCAAAAACTTATAGATTTAATCTTCGGTACATTTAATAGATTAATTAGAAGACAAAAAGCTAATTCTACTGTACTAAAGAAAACCTATAAAGACGCCATTACTTATATTAAATCTCTTAAAGAGTTGGAAAGTGTAGCAAAAAACTCAACTGGAACTATTAAAATTTCTGACTGGGGACGTGCAAATCTTCAAGTTATGGTTCTAATGTTATCAATTAGTTATTCTTTAACACATACAGTTAAAGAAATGAATGAATTTGTAGGTAATATATTTACAAAGAGTACAAATCAAACTGATAATAAGACTTTAATGTTTAGTTTAAACTTAAAAGTTATATTAGAATTAATAAGAAAAGTAGTTCTTATGTGTGGGTTGGTCATGTCAGTTGACGTATTTAAGGGATCATTCTATGATGATTTCAAGAATATGGGTTATGACTTTAATAAAGTTATAGCTAATGCTAGTGGTTTAAAATTTGTAAATGCTAATGTTGATATGTCTAAAGTTGTAAATGCTATCAAGACTGTATTAGAAGATATAACTAATCCAGACCCTAAAAATGATAACGTATTTAATGACTTTGCACGTATTAAAAGTATTTATGAAGATGCTGATATTAAAAGAGTTAGAGCTGCTGCTCTACAATATATGACACAAAATATAGAAGCTATAAGTAAACCAAGAACATCTGAGCTAGAATATAAGACTGCATATGATTATTTACTTGAAAATTTAGAGTTATTTGTGTCAGTGTCTGAAAATAATGCCGAATTATGGAAATTTGATAAACATATCAAAGAAACAGAAAACTTAAGAAGAAAAATGAACCAAGTTATACAACTTATTCGTGACGACCATGAAGAATATATGAAGTTCTTACTAAATGTTATATTAGAAACTGGTGGACTATTTACAGCAATTGTAACTAATGTTGAAAAAGCTGCCAAACTTCATGATGATATAACGCATAACTTTATGGATGATGCGGTTAAACTTGGAAGAGCTCTTAAGAAAATCGAAGCAGAAAGGCAATCAGATATCAATAAGAAGACTAAGAAAAATTATTCGGAGAAAGAAGAAGATCCGATAAAATAATATAAAAAGGAGGTCAAATAATGACTAACGAAAAAAGAGAGTTATTTGCTACTCTAGGTTTAATAGCAGAAGAAACAGTTGCTAATGAATCAGTAAATACTGAACCTGAAGTGGAATTAACAGCGCTAGAAGCTATAGAATCAGAATTAAATGATTTAGATGAAATAGAAAAGTCATATGATGAAGCTGAAAAAGCTAGTTTTGAGTCTATGGTTAGTGACTTAGAATTATTAAATAGTGTTTTAGCATATAAATCTGTAAAAACTACTGGAGCAGAAGAAGCTGCTTTAGAAAGCATATCAGCTGAATTCGGTATTTCTACAGAAGGAATAAAAGATTTAGCTGAAAAAGGTGTAGATGCACTTAAAACTTTAATTGATAAAATTATAGCTTTATTTAAGAAAATGTTAGGTGGAGCTAAAACTCAAGAAAAAGTATTAAAATCTTTAGAATACAAAGTGTCAGTTGTATCAGAAGCTCAAAAAGGTAAATATGATTTAAAAGAATTTGCTAGAATAATGGGTCAAACTATGATACTTGGTGCAATGTCTCAAAAGGGTTATAGTGTTAGTGATTTCCCTAGTTCAGGATCGTTACAATCTATAATAGATATAGCTAATAAAGCTGCTAAAGATTATTATGAAGATTCAGCAATACGTGAAAGTATATATAAACCATTCACTGGAAAACTAATTTATATCGAAAAAGGTATAGAAGAAGTAAATGAAAAATCTAAATCAGTTGAAGATTTAGCTGATTTCGATTATCATCAAGGTGCTGTAAAATTAATAAAAGCTATGAGAATGTATAAAATAGCTGATGTATTAAAAGGTGCAATTGCTGAATTCGAAAGAGTTGCTGAAAAAATAAAGAATTCTAAGAAAAAAAATCAAGATGATGCAGATAAATTAATTGCTAATATGTCTAAAATGGACATGGCTGAATGTATAAAAACTGCAAATAAATTTAAAGATTTAAATAGTGCAAATGTTAGAGCTTTAGTTAAACTTTGTGGACAATATATAAAAGCTGCTAAGGCTGATAAACCTGCTGAAGAAAAAGCTGCATAAGGAGATGATTCCCTATGAATATATTTGCATTAATCGATTCAGATCGAAATATGTCAATTAGTGATGAAATTTCAAGTGAATTATCTTTTCTTGATGAAACAGATAAATCATATGATGAATATATGAGTATATCTAATGAATGTGCTATGACATCTGCATTATTATATGAAACTATAGGATTAGAAGATTTTAAAGAAAGTGTTAAGAAAGGTTTTAAATATATCTTAAAACTATTACTTAAAGCTTGTATATCTATAGGTAATGTATTTAGAAGAATTTCGTATTTCTTCTCTAAAAAGAAATCACCATTGATTATAAAGAAATTAGATGATGATATGAAAGAATATGAAGTATTACATCCAGAAATAGTGGATGAATCTAAAGTTTTTTGGAGTGATATAGATTTCGATAAAATGCCAGAAGCATCATATGAATCTAAAAGTTTAGGTAGTGCAGCTTTAGGTCCAGTTGTATTTCATATTGAAGACACTATTCTGTATAGAATAATACAGTTATCAAATATACTTCAACATAAAGATAGATTTAATATTAATATGGCAAAAATTAAATCTAGACCTGAGTTATCAAACCTTTTAGATAAAGCTATTAGTGAAGTTAAACCAAGTCTACAAAAAACATTAAATAATAATCTTAGTGTATTTTCATTAATTAAATCTCAAATACCACTATTGGAAGAGTTTAGTGATAATTTAAGAAAAATGACTGAAAAACCTGATATCAAAAGCGACGTTGTGTCAGATTTTTATCAACGTAGTGAAATACATAAATCTGATTTAAGTAAATACGTTAATGTTATATCAAAATCATTTAATCTTATGAAAACGGATGGATCTGATCCAATATTATCTCATATATTGAGAATAAAAGATCCAGATACTAAAAAATATATAAGTAATTCTTATAAACTGTTATTATTAAATGTAATGTCATCAGTAGAGTCATCATTTACAGGTCCTGAAGTGCAGAATGTAATTAGATTATATGAGAATATAGAAGCTCAACTAAAACCTGCACTGAATAAAATTACTAATGATGAGAATAGTAAAAAATATGAACCAATAAATAAAACATTAAAGGCATGGGTAAACTATATAAATAGTACTAATAGTATACTTACAAATGTCGGTAAACATGTAGGTTCAATAAATAAAGCTATAAACAGTATGGGATTACAACCAAATGAAATTAAATAAAGGAGGAATAAAATCCATGAATGAAGCAATATTAAAGAAAGTTCAAGCTATATATGGAGCTCCATCATTGGAAAGTGTAAATCCAATGAATGAACCTGAAAATACTGAAGAAATAGTATTAGATGAAACTCCAGCTTTAGAAGCATATTCTGAAGAAGAATTAGAACTTTTACATCAAGAAATAGTAGAAGAATATACAGCTGCTATGGAAACTATAACACCAGAACTAGCTAACTTAGAATACACTATAATGCTTGAATCTGTAGGTTTATCATTAGATAGATTTAATGAATTTGAAGGTGTAGTATCCATGGAAGCTGTTAAAAAAGCAGTTAAAGACGGTAAAGTTACTAAAGATTCTGCATTTAAATCTATAATAAAAAGAATAGTAAACTTATTCTGGGCTACAATTGATAATATAACAGGAAATACAGTTAAAGTATTAAAATATGGTAAACTGTTGAAAAAATACTCTGAAAAATTAGATAAATTAGATCTAGAAAAACTTACTAATGAAAGCGATATAGCAATACCTGCTAGTATTGCTGACTATAAACCTTTAGAAAAATTTGTAACTGAAAATAATAAAATATACGCTGAAGTAGCAAAATTCTCTGGTATGATAACACCTAAAGATGTAGTTGGTAAAGTATATAGTTTATTTAGTAGCGTTGGAATAAATGTTAAAACTGAAGATTTTAGCAAACAATTCGAAACATTATTAAATGAATATAATACTAGTAAAGGTGAAGAAGCTACTACAACAGCATCTATATCTGAAGCTGTTAAAGCTGCTAGAACTCAATCTAAAGAACATATAAGAGTTATAAATGGACTTAAATTTGGAAATATTAGAGAAAAATTAGGTAATGCTAAAAAGAAAATGATAGCTGCTTTAGAAAATCAAAAAGCTGCAGAAAATGATGCTACTAAGAAAGAAGCTATTCAAGCTGATTTAAACAGATTAATGAAGTTATTTGCTGCATATAAAGCTTATAATAAAAAAGCAACTACTCAAATAAACAAATCATTAGCAGTATTAACTAAACATATCGGTAAAGTTATAGATGCATACAATAAAGCTACAAAATCTGTTGCAACTGAAAAGAAAGAAGAAACTAAATAGGGAGGATTATAAACCATGAATGAAATAAATTACTTTAGCCCTGAGCTATTAAAAAGCATGAACCCTGCTTTAGAGTCAATGAGTTCATTCTCTAAAAGTGGAGCTACAAGTTTTGGAGGAGACAACTGGTCATTAATTGGAACATTTTCTCAAGAATCTGTTGGAAAATTAAATGCTCTAATGTCTGCTTACAAAACTTTCGGATTATCATCTGGACATATTACTCAAAAACAAGCAGAAGATATATACATGGAAAACTTGAACAATGGAATAGAAAAATTTGTTAAGGAATGTACTGTTTCTAATAAGAGATTTGGACAACTTCCAACTGAAGTTCAAGCTATCATGAAACCTTTACAAAATATGAAAACTGCTGTAGAAAATAAATTAGATAAATTATCTGAAGCAGATAATAGATCTGTAAGATTCGCATTAAACTTTGAAAAGAAACAAGTAGAAAATGCAATGGAAAAAGTATTATTTGGTATCTGCTCTAACTTAATAGATAGAGAAATAAATGCTAACCCATTCGCACCTGCAATGGAAAGTGGATACTCTTATCAACAAACTATTCCATATCCAAAATTAGAAGCTCCAGTTCAATGGGTAAACTCAGCTGCAACTGTATATCCAAAAGTAGCTAAAGTTAAATCTTTACTTAACCCATTCACATCTGTTGTAATCCATTCTCAAGAAATATGGTATGTTCCATATGATGAAAATAACATCAAACAACTAGATAAAGCAGTTAAAAGAGAAGATTTATTCTCTGTAATGGATCCTGCTAAGGCTGGATTTGATATGGATGCATTCTTTGGATCTCAAACTAGAGAACTTACAGTATTAGCTCAAGATTTCAATAAAATACTTGATTTCCAAAAATCTGAAATATACAACCCTGAAAATAACACATTAACAACTGGAGGAGCTGTTAAATCTGGTGCTCAATGGAAAACTGGTACAGATCTTAAAGCTTTCTTAGGAGCAGATGAACAAGTAAGATCTGACTTCAGAATCACTGGAATAGCAGTTGCTGGAGAACCTAAATGGGCTACTCAAGAATTATATGATTTAAGAAGTGGAAAAGTATTAGCTGACGCTTTTGCTGAAATGTATGACAAAGGTAAAGTATTACCTTGGGAATATGCACCAGGAAAAATCTATTTCATATCTTTATTATGGGATGGACAACCTCAACACTTAACAGTATCAGTTTCTAAATCAGACAACTCAATGCCTAATATAGAAGCTATTAAATTTGAATTCAAATTAAATGACTTATTTAACCAATTCAAAACTAGACTTGATATAGAAATCAGAACTAGAAGAACTGTTCTTTCTGCTGGAGCAGTAGTAAGAAAAGATATTCCAAACTTAGCTGAACACTTCTCTATAATAGATGAAAGACAAGGTGGAAGCATCTTAACTAAACTTACTAACTTAACAGCTGAAAAATCAGCTCATGAAAAAGAATATGTATGGTTCAAAGGATATACTGATATGACTGAAAGACTTGCTGAAGAATATAAAGTAACTCCTTATACTAAGAACAGTACTACTCTTTATTGTGAAATGGCTACTGATTTAGATATTAAAGGTGAAGTAAATAAAGACCAAGCTATCAGATATGCTTTAGGAAATGCTTTAAGAGGTATCAAAGCTAAACTAGATATCAGAGCAAATTCTAACATAGATGTACAAACAAATATGCTTGGACATACAGCTTCATTACTAGCTTTAGATAACTTCGTAACTCCAATCGTTGGAACAGTTAATGAAGAATCAAATGGACAATTCTTAGGAGTTGCTCAACAAGCTAGAACATCTGTTTTAACATTAGGAACAGATACAAATAACCCTGTAAACTCTGTAGTAGTAGGAACAGACAAAAATGATATGTCTGCAGATCCATATGCAACAACTCCAGTAGCTGGAACTCCAATCACATGGAAAGCTCCAGAAGATGTAGAATATATGATGTATGTAATTCCTGAATATAAGGAAACAAACTTAGAAACTCATATGTTAGTAGAAACACCTACAAAAGTTCAAGCAGATGGAAACTTCAGATCAGCTAGAAGACCATTCGTACCTAACATTCAAATAGAATACACAGCTAAATACTTTATCGCAAGAGAAAGTTCAGCTAAATTCTTCATTAAAGGTATCAATGTTCACTATGCTGGATAATTGTGCATAATACTCGGAGTCCTTCGGGACTCCGAGTATGTACTGTCTTAATATACTATAAAGGAGTTAGATATGCAAAATAATAAATACGAAACTCTAATATATGGTTATGATGCTATAGAGACAAAACCAATTAAATATGATACTAAATTAGATATAGTTGGTCTTGAATCTATGAGTAGTAGTGTCCCGACTAATGCTAGTGTTGCTACTCAATACTTTATGAAGGGATTATCTGAAGATATAGTTGATAAACTTAAAAGAGGTATATATTACCTTATATTTGAAATAGAAGCAATAGATCATACTAAACCTACAGCCAACGGAAGGCTATATCCCAAAGAGCCATTCTATAAAGGTTTATGTGATTACTCATTTCAAAATAAGTTAAGACTTGGTGCGGTACCTGGTAAATTTGCCCTATTATACAGTGATGTGTGATAGAAACGTGACTCAACGCTGGAACGTCCTAAAGTTCATACGCCTACATGGAACCGAAAGGTAGAAACAAGGTATGAAATGGTATATGGTGAAATAAAAGCTCGGAAATGAGTCCTAAGTACTAATAACAATGGATAATCAGCACCTATTTATATAGGTTCAACGATTAGATAGAAATATCGTAGATCCCAAGCGGGAAGAAATGTCACGACCTCAATAAAAATTAACAAGAAAAACGTATACGAAGGAGTATACATATACTAATATAAGAAAATATACTAGACCGTGAGAAATCTAGTATATTAACTTGAAACTTATAACCTATGCGGCTATAGAGTCCCAAAATGCTAATTCTTTAGAATAGAAATCGATATAATAATTAGTATCATCTCTATCTAAATCATTAGTCGAATTATTAAGTTTAAGCTTATTTGTATTAATCTGATTATTACAAAATGTCTTTATCTTATTAATTCTATAGTCTAGCGAGTGAGACTTATCAGAAAGAATTGAGCTGATTACCCTGTTTCTTTCATCTAAAACTCTATCGCCAATATAAGGATAAAACATACGTTTCACCTCTCTTAGTATTATATAGATTAAGAAAGTATTCGACGCAACTATAATACTTTCTTTATAATACTAATATAGTATATGTAATCGTTAAAACGTTAACTCGTCTTTCCTTCGTATATTCTTTTTATTAAGGATTGATTTAATCTGAACGAACTATAAGAGCTCATATTATGGTTCCTTTCATAATAAATATGATCGTCTAGTGAAAGCTAGAGAAAGGAAGTTGAAATATTTCTGTAACTAAGTAGCGACTAGTTATTAACAGATTGGAAAATGAGCACCCACTATTAACTATGAATTCATCTGATGATAATCTTAATAAATATAACTCATTCTTAAGAGTAGAACACGTTGACGGAGACAATACTCCACATGGTATTATAGGTTTTAGACAAGATGAAAATAAAACATATTTTACTATAAAAACTAGTCTTACTAATTTGACTATAGTAAATAATCTTCTTAATGGAGTTCTTCCTGCTTTTAGTATAAGAACTAGAGCAATGTTTAAACCAGGTCCTGGTGGATGTGAAGAAGCTACTACTATTAAGATAATATCTATAGACTATGTAAGAAATCCATCAAATGCTGGAAGTACACTTATAGGAAGTAAGGTTACTATGATAGATCCTATAAACTTTAAAGCTATTGAAATGCCAATAGTAAGTACTACTGGATTTATACCAGCAAATGAATCTATTGAAATGGATTTCATACAAAAGGGAGATGAAATATTAGTAAACCCTGAAGCTAAGACTGTAGCAGAACAACTATATAGATTTGCAGTTAGAAGAAAAAAAGAAAATGACGGAAAGGTATCATTTGAGAGCGTTATGAAGGATATGAAAGGCTTCTTAATATAAGGAGGTCATATGAATATAAATGTTCTTATAGATAAACTAAAAAATGATACTGGTCTTAATGGATATCTTGGAAAAGTGTATCCAGACACATTATTACGTGATAGTATTCTAAATAATAGTTTAAACACATTTAATCTTTACAGTGGATGCCACATTACTATAAATTTTGCAAATATTTGTAATATGTGGAATAGTACCCCAATCCTTGTAAATGATCAATTTGCTGATATAGCTTATAGAATACCAGATCAAATAATGGATAGATTTAAAGAACTAGGAGTAGAGATTAAGAATGCTAGTATAATAGCATCTAATAGAAATATACTACCAAATGTGTATAGTAGAGGTATGGTAGACGATATTAAAGTATTTAGCTGGAAGTATCGTGAAAGTATTAACTATCCGAATGCTAGAATAAAATTCAAAGCACCTCATACATTGATAGCAATTGGTTATGGTATGTTTAATAGCTACTATAGTCCAAATGAAACATATAACGTAGTTTTGGAATGTACCCATCCAAAAAATCTAAGTACAATTTCATTCGGATTACAAAGTTACTTCGAAGATTTATGTAAATATGATATATTAATAAACTTATATAATAATGATTTACGTAATCTTAAAGTAGATCTTGGTAGTAGTAGTGTAGATTTACAACTAGAAAACTTTCAGAATGCGGAATCTGATAGAAAAGAGCTATTAGCTTTAATAAAACAGAAAGCTGCAACTGACCACACAGAAATAATTATGAATATATAAAAATAACCCCATATACATATATGTATATGGGGTTTTCTATATTTTTACCAACAAAAATAATGAAGGAATAGATAAAAAGAGGTTCTTTATACACTACCTCTCAAAAAGTGTTATATGGATGTTAACTCACCCTTGTATTGGCATTTAACATACTATTAACTATATTAAGGTTAACGTCTGCTACTTGCCTCATTATAGGGTCAGCCAACTCATTATTAGATATATGAGAGAAATTATCTCTCCATCTAATAATGTAATTACGTAATTCTTTATTGTAGGTATCTTTGTCGAGATGAGATAAAGATTTAGCGTAATTATCAATACTAGTCATCATTACATTGTAACGATCTTGGACTAATGATTGAATATAATCCATATACTAATACACCTCCTTTGGTGTAAAATGATATATAGTTTGGGTATATATCTATATTAGTATATGTAATTATTAAACTAGTAATTATCTATTCCTTCGTATACTCTTGGAAAAAGAAAAAAAGAATAACGCATTACATGAACACGTTATTCTTAATTTTATTTTAGAATTTTACATATTTTCTATCTTCTTCAGATAGTATAGATTCTATTGTCATTTTTAATGCAGTCGGTATTTCTATAAATGATAAATCAAGTGTTTGATTCATTTCTAAATCTGTCATTGAATGTATAAATCCCTTTACAAGATTAAACATATACATTTCATTATATAGATTGTCATCTTTACTTTTATTTAATACAGATTCCATTATTAGTTGTTGTACACACATTAAATACATGCAACCTTTTAATAGATCTTCAGATTGATATTTATTAAGATCTTCTTTATAAATGAAATCATTTATTTCAGTTTCAATATCATATCCTTCTAATTTTTTATTTGTCATGATACTTCTTACATCAATCATGCATTTATCCATTTCCTTTGCATATTCTTGTAAGTTAAAGTCTTTTCTTTCAAATTCGTTTTTAAATACAGGACCCCAAATTGGAGCACATTTATCAACGAATCCGTTTAGCATTGTTACATCAGCTTTCATTATTTCGTTACCACCCATTAATTCTAAATTCTTTCTCATTTTACATCTTCTCCTTTTCTTTTTTAAAAATTTTATTATTATAGTATTTAGATATTTCTTTCTATATCTACATTAGTATATGTAATCGTTAAAACGCTATCTCTTCATTCCTTCGCATATTCTTGGATTTTTGCGGTAAAAAGAAGTTTAACCCCAATATAAGAAAATAAATCCTTATATTGGGGTATTTTATTTATTTACCACATCATCATTTAATATATCATCCATCAAACTTTCAGCCATTTCACGTTTCTTTTTTAAACTTTCTTCTTTAGATAAAACTTTAGCTCTTTCATATAATTTATTCATCTTAAGCATTAATTTATTAAGTTTTCCTAAGTTATCATAATGAATTTCTCTATCTTGTAATGTACTAACGATTTCTTCAGTTATAGCAATTGCTTTCATTATCTTCTCTAAATCATTTTCAGCATCTGGATTATTACTAATTACCTTTGCTTGATTTAATTCCTCTTGTGAATACTTAATAAATATATCATTATGTATTAGTTCACTATTAAATACAGGTTTAACATTTGTTTCTTCTTCTTGGTTAATATTATCAACTTTTTCTGGCTCTATTTCTTCTTGACGTGATATAATAACAGGTTCAGGTGCAGGTTCAACATGTTCAGAACATTCATTCTTTTCACAATGCTCACAATCATGTGGTTTTTCTTCAACTGTATCAGGTTCTGATATTTCTGATATCTTATTGAATATACCTGGAAATAAAGTTGCTAATATTTTACTATTAGCTGGATTCTTAATATGTTTATAACATTCACTAGCAAAGTGAATAAATCCACCTATGTAATACCTAAGTAAAAATTTAGTATACGTCATACTAAATGCTATATCTTCTAGTACTAAATTGATATCTATATTGATAATATCTATATTGATAGTTGATATAAATTTAATTAATTTATGCATATTTTCCCTCCCTTATTCATACTACAAATTCTATTGTTTTTATCCAACATGGTCAAAAATCATCGACAATAGCCTGTGAATAATTACATATAATAGAGTAGAAATATGTAGTTACTAGGAGGATAATATGATTGGAAAAATATTAATAACAGCTGATGTTCATTTTGAAACATTAGAAATGGATAAGATAAATAATTACCTAGATTATTTTATTACTTCCATTGAAACATATAAACCAGATATATTTTGTATAGCTGGGGATTTAGTTGATGATAGAAATATCAAAGCTGAATCAAATGAATATCAATTATTAGTAGAATTTATAAGTAAAATATCAGACTATTGTAATAAATCAAATATATCTTTTATTGTATTAAAAGGTACTATTTCACATGATGGTGAGGTAGTTAAAAATCTATATATAAATAATAAATCTTTTATTTACATAGATGATATTCAAATACAAACACATAAAGGAATGAATATATTATTCATTCCAGAGCCTTATTTTTCATCTTATAATGAATTCTATAATGCTCTTAATAAGGTAAGAGGAGATCAAAAAGTTGATCTAGTTATATTTCATGGTACTGTAGATTTTGCAATACCACAGTTAAAGCAAATAGATAGTAAATACAACTTATCTCGTTCAATTGTAATGAAATCAACTGATTTAAAATATAATTGCAAAACACTTGCAATTGGTGGACATATACATGCATATATTTATAATGATGGAGTATATTATACAAATAGATTTATAAATCAACGTGGACATTATTCTGGATTAGATACATATGGTCTTAAATTAGTGGAAATAAATGATACTAAATATGAAGTAACTAATATTATAAATCCATATATAATTAAACAGACTATAGTTAATATAGATTTAAGAGATAAGTCTGAACTTGACATTATTGATATATCTAATAACTACGTCAGCCAAGACCAGAATGATATTGTATATAATATAACTTATAATTCTGATATATCAGATCAACGTTTATTAGTTAGAAAGTTTCAAGATTTAACTAATGCTAAATATATTAAGAGAGTTAAGAAGAATGCTAATATAGAAATTAATAAAGTTAAACATGAATATAAAGATAATATTCATGCTATAGAATTATTAAAAGAAATATATAAGAATAGATTTAATGAAGATTTAGACAAGAAATATATTCATATATTGAAAGGAGATGAAATATGAAACAGGCACTACATACAGCTATGGTAAATATAATACTTCAAGACCCTAAAGATAGATTTTATCTGACATCTGTTAAAAAATTTCTAGATAGTATACCACCAGAAAGTCTGACAAACGACCCAGACCTTCAAGAAACTGCTAAGTTTGTTAATACTCTTATTGATAATGGTATTGATAGTAAACGTGAAGTATTATTTCATATAAGTACAGTCCCTTATAGTACAATGTTTAAAGCTACATTAGATGATACTGAGTCTTATACTAGTGATTATAAATCTTATGTTCTTAAATCATTAACTGCTGAACTTATGGTAGAAAATATTAGACCATATATAGATAATATAAATAATGACCTTAATAGAATAGAATATGATTATACATCAAAAGAAGGTGCAGATGCATCTACGCGTATAATTAATACAATACAACAGTTAAGGGATATATCAGACAATATAAATCTAGATATAGGGAAGTCTAATACATTAGTTATTGACCCATTAGCTGATACTATAGATAAAACTGTAATGCAAACTGTAACTTCAATACAAGAACAAGCGGCAGAACGTGTAAAGGTATCTAAACCTATAGATATGATGGTAGGTGGTGGATTTGCTCCAGATACTTTAACATTATTTGCAGCTATTACTGGACGTGGAAAATCATTAATAATGCATAATATAGCTCTATATGCTAGTAAAAATAATAAAAGAGAACAATTTGAAACAGAATTAACTCCTTGTATATTATTTGTATCATTAGAGCTTACTAGAGAAAAGCTATTTCGTAGACATCTAGCCTGGTGTGGAGTGTCATTATCAGAAGATGAAATAAAAAGAATGTCTGAAGTAGAAGTAGCAGAATTAATGTTAACATCATCAAAGAAAGTTGGTCTTAATATACCTATTATTTATATTGAAAGACTTAAAGGTACAGATAGTAAGAAAGACGGTTTTACTACGACTAATCATATAGATGTAGCTAATGAAATATCTAATTATAAAAGGAATGGATTTGAACCAATTATAGTTATAGTTGACTATGTAGATAGAATGGATGTTACATCAACACGTCATGCACAACTTGGAATGAGTGGTTCTGATGGTTCAAACGTTTTAAGACAAAAATGTAAAGAACTTAGAGACTTAGCAATAGATTATAATATCCCAGTTATATCAGCTATACAGCTTAATGGTATGGCTATGGGAATGATGGCTGAATGTGAACCATACTATAAGTATATAGATATATTACAAAATTTTAAAGATGACTGGACATCTTCATCTAAACAACTTGGAACAGAAGTTGAAACTCTTGTATTCTGTCATACATTTGGTATAAATGAAACTATATTAAATGAGTCTGGAAATGATACTGTTGTAACTAGTAAATACTTGTCTATGAGAGTTATGAAAGACAGAGACGATAATGCAAGATATATAAGATCAAAACGTGACGATATGTGGGAGTCTGCATATCTAGCACATTTAAATGCGGCAAAGGTAGGAAGACCTTATAGTCATCTATTAAAGACATCATCATTGCCACATGTTGTAATGGCAATGAATGCGTTTAGAATAATGGATGATGACTGGGGTCGTAGTATTACGATGTTCTATCCAGACGAGAATGCTGGTAGAACAGAGTCTTATTCTCAAGTAGCAGAAGAGGTAGAGGATGAACAAAAGATAGAAGAATTATATTCTTAATAATTACATATAATAAGGTAGTGTTATAATACATAACAATTATTTTTTATTTTAAAGGAGGACATAGGTATGAACAATGTTGTTGCAACACAATTTGACAACTTTGATAAGTTGTACAAAAACGTTCCGGCAAAAGGGCTAGCAAATCTAGCCGAAGAAAATGGGCCATTGAATAATTTGGTGAATTCGATGGTGAATGTAAATATCGCCAATAATAGGTATGATTTTATTAAGACTATTCTAGAAAGAACTGATAATCCTTATAGCTTAGGGTCATTAATGCTTGATCAAACTAAGTATAATGCATTACCAGACCCAATAAAAGGAATAGTCGTTGACGTTTTTTCTAAGCTTCTGAATTATAAAGACCCAAATAATACAGATGCTACAATTAGAGCGTCTATTGATTTCCGTTTATTGGAAAATGCAACTCGTATTAACTACAATGATATTAACTTTGTAGGTAGTGGAGACACAGTTGCTGATATTAAGGCATTAATTGAATCTCTTACAGATTTATGTAGTATTAGTAAACCATTATTAAATGATAGCACAGGTGCTGTAGGACCAATGTTTGATATGTTAGCTATATTAAAGAATAGTGGAAATATGTCAGCTTATAATTTAGCATTAGATTTATTAAATAAGAATGAAACATTTGCACTTGTACAAAAAGTTATAACTAAACTAGTTCCATTAGCTAGTAAGTTACAATTCGCAATGGGTCCTCAAAGTATAGCAACATCTGCATCTAATGTTGCCGTTAATAGAAATCTAGTATCAAATATGGGAACTACTAATATGTCAGTAGATGCAATGTTATCAACTATGATTAACACATTAGTTAATATAGTGAACCCAATGGTGCAAACTAATTTACCAAACATTTTCCCAATGATTTCTTATTGTACACAATCTATCCCACAATTACTTCAATTAGATGTGGTTAGAACATTCAACACATTAATGGGATTGGAAATCGGTAGTCCTATATCACCAGCTGATAGAATGGCTATAGAAGTTGCATATGGAAAATATAAAGCTATATTTGGACCAGATAGTCCAATAACTCGTGATTTAAGAATTAGTATTGCATTTGGATATCTAGCAGGTAAGTTAGTAGAAGTAGTACAATCTTCAAATGGAAAAATAAACCCTGACATCGCTAATGCTATAATGCAATATGTAATGGTTCTAAATCTAATAGCATATGGACAAGATGCTACAAATGTAGCTCCAGTTAAGTTAGAACTAGCTGATGCGGTAGTAGCAGACATACAAGCAGGTAAACCTTTCTTTACACTTGGATTATACGGGGGAAATGCATTGATAGAAAATGCAGCTAAGAGTTTATTTATAATAAACCCTACAAATGGACAACCATTATTAAGTCCAAAGAATATAATAGAAAGTGCTGGTACAGCATACACAGGTAATGTAAATCAAGGAGTTAATTTTATTATGGTAAGAACATATTTAGAAAAGATTCCTCAATTAAAACCTTATACAAATAATGTACAATCACTAGACGAATTAGCTCAAGCAATAACTTCAGCATTAGTGAGATTACAAATAAATGCTTAGTAGTATAGACTTCAATACTGATGAATTAGATAACGACTATCCAGTATATTATAACCTATTTAGTGGTTGTGAAAGTGATACACCGCCTACACCAGAACAGTGTGGAGTTGGTTTATCTGATGAAGAATACTATAAAAAGCTTGAAAAAGTTCGTCTAATGGAAATGGAAGACAATAATAGAATGAGACGATGGGAACTTCAGACTTACGGAAAAACAGATAGAGAATACGCACATGGAAAGGATTGGAAATATATTCCACCTAGTCAGGCAATAGTAGTAGATAGGAACAATATCGCCCTATATTGGAAACCTACTAATACGAATGCTGGAAATAAGACGCCATTTATCGTAGACGCTATTACAGATGTTAAAAGCCCAAACGCCCATGGTGCTGTAATATTTGATAGTAGATCAACTCCATCGAATTCTATGGTAATATCTGACGGTGACCATTTTACAAAAATGACTACAAACGAAAAAAGAATAATAAGTACGGTAGAACGATTAAGTAAAAATAATGATGCAATATCATTACAATCGTTTATAAATATGGAAGAAGCTAGCTTTAATCAACGAATTATAAATCAAGATACTAGTCTAGATAGTTCGTTGAACAAATATATTAATCAAGGAGGAAATAGAATGCAAACAACACCGGTTACAGAAATGAAATTTAACCCAGAAGATATCAAACGTATAAATGATATGGGTAATAATAATTCATTCTTCAATGGATTATCAACTGAAGAAGTTGCAGCAAAATGGAATTATATGTCACAAAATAATATACCAATTAATGCTGCAAAGGAAGTAATATTTGGAGATACTAAAACTCCAACTGCAACAGCTACACCAGCTTCTGCAAATCCAGCATTAAATGCTGCAATAGCTGCGTCATTTAATGGTGGTAGTATGGGAACTAATAATAATGTATACATTCCAACTGCGGCAGATATGGAAGCTGCTAAGAAAAAATATAATGAATTAACAGGAGGGAATACAGTCTCGTCTGTTAATACACAACCAACTGCTCAACCAGCTGTAGCTAGTAAACCACAGGACGATCCTGTAGCTCAAATGGTTCAAAGAGGAGTTGAAAGTTTTAAACAAGCAACAACACAAGTTCAACAACCTAATAATGATTTATTAAATGCATTAATGACTAAAATGTCAGCTATGGTGCAAAATGCTCCACAAGTATCAGCTCCAGCACAAGAAATTCATCATACAGTATTTACTGCAGGTGGAGTAGATACAAAAGGAACATTAAGAGAACAATTACTTACAATAAGTGATGTAATAATGTATGGTATAAATTCAAATAATCAAGATGTTGTAACATCAATTAATATTATAATGGATTTAGCTGGATTAGAACAAAAAGATTTATATACAAAGCAAAATCAAGGTATTGATTATAATATATATTGTAGAGTTATAGATCAACTTTGTGATAGAATTAGTAAAGTAACAGACGGAACGGGTTTCTTTATTAATCAACAAATCATAAAATATGTTCAAAATACAATAATAAATGGTCCTAATAGTTTAATAGAACCATTATATTTCTATGAAATGCTGGCAACATTGGCATTTGAGGGATATATATCTTTAGCCGATACTATGTATCCAGACTTAAGAAATAGCTTATTACAAGCTATATTATATTTCCAAAAGAATCCAATGCCTAATATTCCAAAAGACCCTAATCATCCAGATGGTAAATTAAATATGGTTCCAATATTATTTGGACCAGGTGGTCTTTTTGAAACACAAATGATATACTTAAATAATAACAATGCAACAACTTATGCAACTACTACACCAGTTGCAACACAAACAGTTTATAGTGTAAATCAAAATAATTTAGGAGGTAATAGTATGAATTCAGTATTTGACAGATACGATTCTAGACAAATGGCAACAACAGTAACAGGAGTGAATCCATATGGAACATTGTATTCAACTACAGCAAGTCCAGTTGGAAATTATAATTATGTAGGAACTGGTTCTACTGTAACAAATACAGGAGTGTATGGTAGTGCAATGGCTCCAAATAATATTTATTTAAATAATGGTACTGGAAGTGCATTCCAAGCAGGTATACAAACAGCATTAGGTGGGTATGGGGCTGGACGTGATAGTGTGATGGCTACTCCTGTAAATAATAACTTTATTAGAACAGGTGTTACTCAACCAGTTGTGAATACATACCAACAACCAGTAATTTCTGCAAGATATGCTCCAACTGCTAATACTACAGTATATGGAACACCAGCACCTACTGGTCAACCAAATAATCAAGTTGATATGATGGGAATGTTTGCTACTATGTTAGGAATGTTATCATCTATTGAAAATGTAGGTGGACGTAATGTTATTGATGTAAGAAATCTAGCTAGTATGTTTGGTGGTGGTACTGGAGGTGCAGGAGTAGTAGAAAGATTTGGTAGAAGTTCTCAACAAATAAATACTTTTGGTACTTATGGAACTGCATTTGGTACTGGAGCATGGGGAACTACAAATTATGGAAATACTTGGAATACTACAAGACCTGCTGGATGGGGAACTGGTGGAACATTACCAACATATACATCTACAACAGGAACTTGGGGAACTACTCCAACATATAACTCAGGTCTAGGTTTAAGCTTTGCAACTCCTACTACAACTGGTGTAAATTTTAATACAGCTTCAACATTTAATTATAACCCAGCAGCTTCTGTTGGTTCAGGTGTTAGTAATTTAACATTTGGAGGAAATACAGGAAACTGGGGAGCTACTACAACTCCAACATGGGGTGGAAATACTGGAACTTGGGGAGGTAATACTGCAGGTTTCGTAAATAACACAGTTCAAAATACAGGACATACTATATTTGGACGTCAAGGAGAAGATAAGATAGCAGCTGCATTAGGATTAACAAGATAAGGAGGAAATAGAGTATGTTAACAAACTTAAATAATAATAACATTTTACAAGGTTTATCTACAGGATTGCCTTTATTCATATTAGAATATTTTCCTAGTTTAAAACCTGGTGTAATTGTAACACCAGCTGAGAATGATAATACTCCTATAACTCCAGTAGCTATAGCGATTCAAAGAGGATATATTCAAGGACAATTAGAATTATCTAGTGGAAAGAATCCATCAATATTGACATTTGAGCAATATCATGCATCATTTAGTGAATATTATAATAGTATATTAGCTCAATTTGCTAATAATAATATTAAAGTTAATTTGAGTCATATAGGAGTAGATACATTGTATAGAAATTATAGATATATTTCTGAGTTCTATACAGTAGGTGGATTAGTTAATATAACTGAATCAACTGATTATGTAAGATTAGACGTGGATACAAATCTATCAACAGTTCTTAGAAGTATACCAGAACTTGCAGTATTTGGAGTATCATATAGAACATTCTGTAGTTCAATACTTAGAATGTTCCCTGAAATGGGAAGCTCTTTATCATTAGCAGGGTCTGTTTATGCTTATTCTGAATATATAAAATTATTTAATAAAGTTGATAGAACATTTGCTGATTATCAAATAATTAATGGAATGGATATTAACACATTATCTAATCAAATAGCAGCAGCAACTCAAGGAGTTGACCCTGATATAATTAGAATTGCTATTAGAGAACAAAGTGATTCTCCAGCATTACAAAATTATATAAAACTTATGATAAATAATAACATACCATCAAAGGTAGCAATAAATTTACTTGCATATCATCCAAGTGTTATAAGTATTGCAATTAAAGCAGTAAGAGCTGCATTAAGTTTACCAATTGACGGTGAGTTAAATCTACCATTAATATTTACATTAAAATCAGTTAACCCATCAGTACATAGTGCTACATTATATTAATTAATAGGAGGAAATAGAATATGAGTAATGCAATTTATAATATAGTTAGTTTATACAAAACTGACATCATGACAGAATCTGCAACTAGAGAATTTTTAATAGATGTACTAAGAAAGGCTTTTCCTAGTTCAAATATATACACAGGTCAAAAGAGAGTCGTTGTAGTTGACCCTACAAATCCAACTATGGTATATAAAATAGCATATAATAATGCTGGAATACTTGATAATATAAATGAAGTAGCAACATCAGATGCATTAAAAGGATTAGTACAATCTGGTCAAATCCCTGCTGATGCACTTAATTGCTTTGCATTGTCTGCGCTAACTCCAGACAGTGACCCATTTGTAATAGTACAAGAATATGTACAAAACTTCGATGATAATCCAGAATTCAAAAATTGGTTAGGTTCTACAGATGTAATACAAAATCTAGCTATTTCTGGAAGTATCAATAATAACCAAGTATTTCCAATATATTGTAGTAGAGTACCTAGATATCTAGATGATTATAGAATAATATGTGATGCAATGAGTAACTACTTTGTGCCATCAGATATATCTATATATAAAGAACCAAGAAATTATGGATTTAAGAATGGAAGACTTTGTCTATTAGATATGGGTTCAGTTGTTCCATTACTAACAAATAATCAAGGTCAGCTAATATATCCTAGATACGGTACATCAAATAAAATAATGACATATGTAGCATCATATTTAGACCCACAACTAACAATATCTAAGATTCAACAAATGAATCCTGGAACATATCGTGTAGTTGAACCTGGAATATCTTATGACGCTGCTATACATGAGTCACCATTCTTGATGGAATCTGATGATGCTGTTCATGAATTATATATAAAGCATCAAAATCCATATGAATATAATAAATTATTAGCTATTTTCGGTAGATGGTATTTCCCACAAGTTACAATAGATAACCAAGGAGTAGCTTCTACTGTTAATAATATTGCAGAATATGCTCAATCTTTATATAATTTCATAGGAATTCAAATACCTGAGCAAATCTTATGGTCTATGTGGAGAAACTACATCTATAAGAAATCTGCAATGTATATAACTGCATGCCCATCTGTTATAAATTTGGGTATATATCAACAAGTGCAAGGTGGTGTATTTAAAATACCATTTACACAATTTGCAGAATTAGTTAATAATGAATTTGCTGCTAGAGGAATTAATCTTCCTAGACAAATCATATTGAATTTAAGTTCAATACTATATGTAAAACAAGTTGCATCTAATACAAATGATCCAGCTACTGTTTTATATCAATTATATCACAGCTCTCCAGATCAATTTATACAATTGTATAGTCAAATAACTGGAGACCAAAATCAAAATGATATTTTCCTATTATACAATTCAACTATGGGAAATTTATAGGATGTGATAACAATGTTAGATAGAATGTTAAATGAGGGAGTCTTAAAGATGTTTAGGAAATCTAAAAGAGAAAGAGGAGATGCTATTAAAAAGCATTTCTCCGAATTCTCGGATTACTATCATAACTGGTTAGAGACTACTTACAATACACCAGAAATAATAGAACTTACAAGAGAGTTCGAACAATTCCATAAAAATGATATACTTTTAAGAAAGATGTTCTATGATGCACGTCGTGTATTATCTTATAGTAAATTCTGTTCAAGACAATATAGAATTTATGCTACTGTACTATATGTTATGAATAAGAGAATACCTGAATTCTTAGCTGTATATAATACACCAATTGGTAAATTTTTAACTGATAATGGAAGTGCAAGCCCTTTATCTGATTGGAATGATCAACTTCAAGAGATGAATGACTATCTTGATAGATTTACTTCTACAAGAAATGTACATTTCATATCAAATGACTTCCAACACTACTCTATCGCTGAACAGTATATGATTGCTACTGAAGTAGAAGAATTGCTAGCAGCACCAAATGGGTTATACCCATTAAATAGAAATAATGAAAACCTTAAAGTGTAGTAAGTTAAATGTGGGCCTTCGGGCCCACTATAACTTTTTTTTACCGAAAAATTTTAAACCCATTATCGAACAATCACCTGTTAAAATCAATAAAACAACAATAATTTTTACCAAAAGGAGGTTAAAATGACGTGGAAAAAGGTAGAAATTGACAAAACAGTCGATCATATAATACTAATACAAAACTCTAGTATTATACCGAATTCTTTGGTTTATCTTAGCTTTACTACAGAAAATGTAGCAGATGAAAATAATACCTTTATGATAACTGGACCAAACCAATGGGAAGGAAGAATTAAAGCTGGAACTAATCTTTTCTATGCAGACGAACATGGTGGAGAGTTTTCTTATACTGCGTTTCCTGTAGAAAAATTAGAGAACTATGATATTCCTACTATACATAAAGATATACAAGCAATGAGACAGTCTATCACTTGTCCAGAAGGGTCATACTTTGTAATTCAAAATAAAGATGTTACACCTTTTAGTGTATCTATAGTTGGAGAAGGACAGTTTATTCTAACAGAAAATCAAATGTTATCATTTACATTTGCTAGTGAAAGTACAGTAGTTGTACACGGTACTGGTCAAAAAGCATCATATATGATAGCTGAAGCTCCGTCTTTAACACAGCTATCAAAAGATGTACAGGATAAACTTAATGAGATATATACTTCTCATAAACAGTTGCTTACAAAGATATTAACTAGAGAAGAGTTTACTAAGTTTAAACGTAAAATGGAATGTGGAAAGTGGTCTGATAGTCAGACTCTTAACGGGTTTAAAATATCATTTAAATCAGATCCATTTTATGAAACTGGTTGGTTAAATGATAATTCTGTAATTGATCTTATAGCTAATATTAAATATCTTGAAAATGGTATAGAAAAACATGCATTATTACAATGTACTATTAATATGATAGATGCAGATAATATAGAACTTCTTAATTATTATTCAGATGATATAAATATAAGACAAAATCTAAGAGTTATTCATTTTGCTTATCAAAATCCAGTTGATATTCAAACTGATAGTGGGATTTTAGAAATTACGGGGGAAATGAGCCCTGAATTTACACCTATGATTCAAACTACAACTAGTAGAATAAGAACTGATAATATAAAATGGGCTGCATTAGATGGTGCTGTTATAGCTCCTACTAAAACTATCGATTTAGATGTATTTCGTGTAAATGAAATGATAACATTCTCTGATGAAGAATTTTATCAAACTAAAATGATAGCTAAAATAGATCATAAAGAAGCTGATTTATTTGCAAAATTTATGGAATATAGTGATGATTTTACAATAGGATTTGCTAATGATGAATATAGTCTTATTTCTGATAGTGGAAATATTTTTATTAAATATAATAAAAATACTAAGAAACTAGTTGCTCAATTTATGACAATAGCTGATTTAACTAGACCTATATGTTTTAATATCATAAATACTAAAGATACTATGAAATCATATACTATTAATATGTTGTATAGTACAACTTCTGCGGATATAGTTAAAGGATCTCCTAATACAGTTTGTACTTATATAATGTTTGAAAATAGATTCTCAGCAGCTATTTACGATAAATTCTTTAAGAATTTAGTAGATGAAGCTGGAACTGATACAAAAATATATAAATTAGCATTTAAATATTAAAGAAAGGAGAAGAAATGGCTGATAAACATTATGTTATTAATGAAAATGATGTTCAAAGGCTAATTAAAGAAATCTTACATGAACGTAATGTATTTACAGATACTACTGTAAATTTAACTGGTATAGATGCATCTGTGAGAAAGGTTCTTAAAGATCTTAAAGAATTACAAGCTAAACCAGATCAAATAAAGTCTTATTTATTAACAGATAAGACTATTACATTTAAAGTTCCAAAGAATTCTAAAGATGGCTTTGATATATCAATAGATGCTCTTACTACAAATGATAAGACGATCAGTTTCTCAGTACATATTCCACCTCAATATGTACACCAGTTAAGAGATACTCCTTTCGTTACATATGCTAGTAAGTATACACTAGAAACTATGCAAAATATTAGTACTATAGTTGATAATAGATCTAGTACAGAATTTGATTTTATAAAGTTATCATTCCCTCGTGATATAACTACTGGAGTTTGTACTTTAATAAGCTCTGACCGTTATATAGATAAAAATGATAATTTAAATCCTGTTTTCTCTGGTTTAGAAGATCAAATTAGTACAGAACCACCAGCTATTAAACAAGATATACCATCACCTGAACTTTTAGTAAGATCACACTCAGTTAAATGGGTTGAAGGTATTAGACGTTCTGATTTTGTTTTATTAGAACTTGCTAAACTTACTAATACAGATACACTTTATCATGTACGTGATGATGATAAACAAGATAATCTTACATTTAAATTTAGTTCTAAAGAGGAAGCTCGTAGAATGATTCCAGAGTTATGGAAAACTATTCCTACATTATGGAATTTAGTTACATTTGAATTTGATGATGCTGTTACTAATATAGACAGCTTATTCTCAAATACTGTACCTGATGGACAAACTGAAGCTACTTTTTTTACTAATAATTGGCCTAAATTACCTGATATTAATCGTAGTATTCGTGCTTTAGTTGGTAAAAATATAAATTCCGCTCAAGGATTATATGATGGAAGTAAAATAAGTAGTATATCAAATGATTTACTTAAAGGAATGCCTAATCTACAAAATATAGATGGTGCATTTGCTAATCTTCATGATTTAGTAACACAACCATCAGTTGATTTAGTTAAAGATAATAAGAAACTTATATCTGCTGAGGATTTATTCTTTAATAGTAATATAACAGAAGATCCTGGATACTGGAAACTTAAATCTTTTGATACTTACCCAAATTTTGCAAATCATTTAAGTAATACACCAGCGTCAAGAGATAATAGCCAATTTATTCCATGGCCATGGGCTCTACCTACTAATGGTAATACTAAGAATTTAACTTGGTTAAATGTTAAACAGTTTAAAGATACATATCAATCTATATTTAATGATATATCTGAAGAACCTGATAAATTAGTAAACTTTGAAGGCTATGAGTTTGAAATACTTGAAGGGGACTTAGATGAGATGTTCTATGGTAGTGCAGTCACTAAACTTCCAGATACAGTCAAGGCTGTAAATGCTAGAAGTGCTAAAAAGTTTGCTAAAAATGTTACTACTCTACTTAGTACGGCTAAAACATTACGTATATTTGAGAAATGTCCTCAATTATATGATATTACATCAGCATTTGAAGGCTGTACGGGATTAACTGCCGCTGGTGACTTCATAGGAGCTTCTGATACTATATCTATATATGATAATGTATTTAAAGATTGTACTAATATAGATGTATCAACACTTGCTGAACCTTGGACGTATGCAGGGTTGGACGGATATCCTTTAGATATTCAAGGTGTTAATGGATATAAAAATATCCCAAATTTACCACAATGGGTCCCAGTAGAATGGGGAGGACAAGGAATTGGCACAGTATTAAATGCAATTCGTAGTGTAACTCCTATAGTAGAATACTGTTATGAAGGCGACGATTATATAACATTAGATCTTAAACCTAACTTTAAAAAGGTTGGAGGTATATTTGATATATGTATGGTTGACCCGAATGAAAGATCTGTTGTAATAGATAAAGAAAAAAGATTTAAATTTAGAGTTACAGTTGCCGAGCCTGGACGTAAATATATAATTGGAATTAATAACTTTAGTTCTAATTTAAAGCTTACTTCTAGAGATTGTATACGTGTTCGTTATTTGGAACCAAAAGATGCTCTTAATCCTACTATTAAAAAGGTATGGTCTGATTTTGTGTACCAAACACCAATAGCACGTACTGGTACTAGACCAGCTAATATAGCAACTCCTCTAAGTTTCACTACGTGGGAGGATTAAAATGAATAAATTAATATTAAAAACTACACGTGATATGGTAAATGAACCAATAGTTGTTCATATAATGAAATATGATAACTCTATAAATAAATTAGTTAATATATGTGGGTATGAATTTTCTTCAGTTACTTCTAATGATAAAATAGTAGAATTAGATTTAGGACAAGATTTTAAAGCTAAAACTGGAGAAGATAATGTGGTTAAAATACCATATGGAGCTATAGCAAGAATAGAATGTCCAAAAGGTAGTGAACCTGTTTTTATAGAAGATATGCTATCATTAAGTCCTACAAAGAATGCTGCTATATATGCTAGAGAATTCCCAGATGAAGTATCTAATATAGAATCAGTTGTAAAAACTAATGATGGGTTTAAAGTAACTCTTAAAGAAGCTGAACCTGGTACACTAGAATTATACGAAGTATCAGATAAAGCCAACCCAACTAGAGTGTTACAAAGATTAACACTACCAACATCAGCTGGAAGTACTATATATACATTTACACCTACTACACCTATTAATGCTGCATCAAATGTAGTATCAGTTAGATGGTCAATATCTGACCATAGTAAGCATGCTGGAGTAAATATATCATCAGTTGATGTTTCTACTGCTCCACATATTGAAATTACTGGGCTATCTTTAAATAATGGTATATTAGAAGCATCTATTAATAATATGGATAGTAATAGACCATTTAAAGCTACAGAAGCTGATGTTACATTTACTGACAGTAGTAATAAGACTATGGTATTACGTGGAACATTAGAAAATAGTCCAATTAGTGGTAAAGGTAAAATAACATTTACTCCATCAACTAGTAGTAAACTTAATAATTTAGAAAATATAGGAACTGCTAGTGTAACTTTAATTGGTGATGATAGTAATAAAGTTAATTATAGCTATAACATTACACCATTTAAATCAAATTCGAATGGTATTAAAGCTAATTATAATGATATGACATTTAATGATGCTGGTAATAAATTAACTATGTTAATTAAAGATGAAAAGAATGTACCAGATTCATCATTAACATTATCATCTCTAACTAATGAGTATGTTGCTGGTAAATTATTACATAATCCACCAGTTATTACTAAAAAGTCTATATCTGGAAATAAATATTGGGAAGTAGTGATAGATAATATTAGAACTATACCAATGAATAGATTATACAATACTAGAATGGATTTATCGTATAATGAACCAAATAAGTTATCACAAAATATAGTAGTTGAAAACGTTAAAGTATCAGCTGATCCAGGTATAGTACCGACTCCAGGACCTAGTCCAACACCGGGACCTACTCCTGGAACAAGTGAACCAGAAGTTAAATCCATGTCTAATACAGTTGCATATTTTAATGATGAAACTGGTAATTTAGAAATAACTATGAGAGGTCCATATGATATACAAGCTGATCAATCTTATAAAATTAGAGATATAGTATTAGTTCGTGATGACAGAGAAGTATATGTGCATCCTAGTGTAGAAGTTGTAACTGGTACTAATGATATTAAAATACGTACTAATTATAGTAGTAGTTATGGACCAATTGATACGGTAAGTTTTAGATATAGTTTTGCTAATAAAGTATGGAGTCCAGTCCAAGACATAGACTGTCCTGATATATTTAATGAATATATAGATAGAATTGCTAATAAAATAAAAGCTTCTGATTATACTATAAATGAAAATAATTTAATTATATCTAATGGTACAACTTTTATACCAATTCCTTATAGTGTTATAGTTAAGAAAACTATTCTTAATAACTCCACTAATACAGAATCTAGTAATATAAATATAAAGAATAGAACTGCATTATTTAAATTAGGAGTTCTTAATAGTAGTGGAAGTGAAGAAGAGGACTTAAATGGATTTACACTAAACTTTACTTATAATTATTATGATAAAACTATTGAGATAACTAAGGAATATAGACAGCTAGTAGAAACACTTGATGTTGATAAGGTTAAAACTGTTAAATGGAATATATTAAGTCCATATGATGTATGGGGAGATTGGATTGAACCATTTGATAATCCATCTAATCCTGATAATAATGGTATTAAACAGTATGCTAATATATTAAAGCCAATATATGAAAAAGATATAGATGCTGAACATCTTATATCTTCTAGCGATAATATAAGATACGTTATTAAACATCCTAGCGCATTAGCATTAAATGAAATATATAATGTATTTCCTATGTTACACATGGTAGATAGGTTCCCATTAACAGATAATATTACAAATATATGCTGGTGTGCTAAATTAAAATTAAGTCAATCTAATGACGGGTATATGTTTAGAAATGATATCCATGATATTAGACTTAAATGTAAATTCATGCTTAATGATGAAGAAAAAGTTGTATATGTTAAGTTTAAATCAGTTAAAAAGCTTATAGATACAGTCGAATGTATAGACCCTTATTTAGTAAATGATGCTGGACAACCAATAAGTATGGCAGATTTCGATATTTATGCTGACGTGATTATGAATGGTATGCCATTCGTTACTAAGAATAAAGAACGTGTTAAAACTGCTATTAAGTCTATTTATTCTCATTTTATAAGCGATGCTGGTACTAATAAATATATAGTAACACATCCATCATCTTTAAATGTAGATTACTTTGATTTCAAATATAGTAGATGGGGAGAACATAAACAAATATTCCCATTCACATTAGTTATAGGAGATATAGTTAACCTTAATTTAGCGGATATATATAACCTAGACACACATGATGGTTTTGATACTGCTTATAAATATATTAAGAATAATAGTACATTCGCTTTACCTACTAGTAAAGTTGGAATAACAGTAACACCAGAAATTACATTTAAAAATAGACAAGTAATATCTTTACCAGAACAAGTATTTAAAACTAATAATGGTACAAAATATATGAAACTTAATAAGGTACTTTCTGAAGTTGGTATCACAGCTACTAATATAGTAACACCAATGTTCAATGATGTTATAAACGAACAAGAACAATCTCGTACAGAGACAACAGCGTATAATGCTGCATTCTTACCAACAATGAGTAACTTCGCATTTAAGTTCAGCCCAGATTTTAAAAAGCTACACTTTAATCAAGGTGTGGAATATAAATTAATGAGCCCATTATTACATCCATATAAAAAGGTTGAAGATCGTTATAGAGATTTTACTGAAAGTAATAATATAACTCATATTAAGATTAATTATATAGGTAAAGCTAATGTTGGTAATAAGAATATAATAAATCTTACATCTGATCAAATTAAGAATTTAAATATGTTTACTGTTAATTCTATAAATTCTAGTAGCACAGTACCTAATCCTAGTATAACTGGAATAGACACTGCATCTAATATTGCTAATGGAAATAGAACTAAAGACATGCCAGTATTTTTAGATCCATATTTTGGATTATTAAATACTAGATATCCAAATAGAACATCTACAAATTCTAATTTCCCAGTAATTGAAACTGCTAAGGTTAAAACTTCAACTCCGTTTACAGTAGAAAAAGGTGTAGATGAAACATATCAAACTGGAAAATATAACTATAACATATATAAATATCCTAAAATAATGGAAATTCATAATAAAATGAATAAAAATATTAATAATTTTTATTATATAGATAAAGGTATTCCTTTTATATACCCGTCTAGAAGTAGTGATACAAAATATTATCCAGTTTTAGCTAAAGATTATGATATTTATAATAATTATTCCACTATAAAATGTCTAGTTGATCAAACATATAATTCACCTAATTTATTAGCAAAACCTGTAGTTCTTAAAGCTAGTAAAGGTACTGATGATAATATGTTATCAGAATATCAAAAGGTTTTCTATAAACAAGTTCCTCACTATATATTCACAACTAGTGGAAATATAGATGATACTTCTAATAAAGAAATATTTAACTTCAGAGAACTTAAAAATGATAATCATGACTATGTAATAAAATATCAAGTTAAGTTTGAAGATGAAGATGATTATAATGAAAATGAATTAGTTTACTATTTTCCATCTATAGCAATAGAAAATTCATTACTTGATACTTATAATAAGTTTACATTGAATGATATTAAAACTATAGAACCAGAAATAAATAAAACTAATGCATTTGATATTATTAAAACATTAGAAAATAAAGAACTTGTTACATTAACTGATAATAATAAGTCATTCTGGAATAAAGATATAGAATCAGTTAATCTAAAACCTTATATAACTTCTAATATATTTATTAATGACAGAAACTCAAGTGCTAGTCGTTATATATTAGATACAAATGTATTACTACATAGTTATATAAGAACACTAGCTGTATTTCATGATGAATTTGAAGCTATCTATACAGATAAAACTAAGTCACCATTTGATGTGGCTAGAGAGTATTTAAATACACACGAAGATCATGACCCATTCTTAATAGATTATAGAAATAGTACATATTTAGATATTCATACAAGTAGTACAGATACAGAAACACGTAAACCAGAAATGTTACAATTTAATCGTGTTATAGTTAATGAATTAACATCTAAAAATGAATGGGATACACAAATATATATTGATAATGTTGATAAGTTAATATTCTTTAATACATTTAAAGAACCAATGAATATAGCATCTGATGCAGAACTACTAGCTTATGGAAAATTAAGATATTTATCAAATTCATTTCCTGTAATTTTTTCTAGTGGTGTATCTGACTTAGATGTTACTGTAGATGAAACTAAAAAGGTTAAGATTTATGCCGAATTTGTAATTCCACCATCACGTACTTACCCGTCTATTACTACTAATAAAACATTATTTGAACATAGTGTAATAAAATTAGAAAGTCAAGTAGTAAACCTTAGTGAATTAAAGAGTTACGGTAATGATGTAAATCTTGATTCTCTAATAAGATTAGGATCTAATGGTAGAGATTTAGTAGCATCAGTTGAAAAAGTTACTGGATTAGATGCAACTAGAGATTTCTTATATAATAAATTAGTTCCTAATGAATCTGATAGATTCTATAACAGACTATCACCATCTGCAATATTAGCATCTTTAAATCATTGTAAAATAAAAGTTAAAGAAATTCCTGGAATGGAGTATCAACCAGAATTTGATCCACAAGATGGTATAGAGACTTATGAATTCCAACCTAATCAAGTAGTAGTACCTAATTATAGTTCCAAAGAAAATATAGATTATACATTTATATCAGGTATTGGTCATGACGGTAAAGCTGCTACTCTTATATTAGAAAGCGAAGGATTTAGTAAAGAAATACCAGTTAATCAGGAATATGCAGTTGCTGACCCTAGTATGTTAACATCTAATGATAAGGTATTTATAATGCAATATGCATGTATGAGTATTGAATCTGATGAGCAATCTAATTTGGATATAAATTTCCAAAGAAAAACATATGTTGCTGAATCATCTGCTAAACCAGACTGGATAAAACTTAACTTACATGCCGTAGGAACTACATTCCCTATAATGTTTAGTAAGGTATTATCAACTGAAGAAAATAAGAAATATCCTAAAACTTCAATATATAAATATAAAATGCAGTTAGATCCTGAATGGTTTGATAGATTGAAATCTGATGTTGGTTTGGAAAAAATTAAAGAACTATTATTTAGAGAAGTTGATAGAATAGTAAAAGAACCACAATCATATGCTGAAATAACTATTGATTTTGAGTTCTCATATAATGGTGTTAATACATTTACATCGTATCAACCTAATTCACTTCATAGTCAATTGGGTATGATTATAGAAATACAACAGATTCATAGAATAAATCAAAAATGTATTCCATTATTTAGAACTATCAGAGATAAAATACAATCATCAAATTAAAGATGAAAATCCAATATAAAATAGAAAAGAAGGAGGTTAGTTTATAATGATTCTAGATCCTGTAAACTCCAATGATAAAAGAGTATGGGATATACTTAATACTGTAGTTGTACCTGCTACATTTAAACCAGAAATGACACTGGAAGATATAAATAAAATATTGAGAAGTGCACATGAAATGGCTGTTAAAATTATGTTAAATGATAATGAAACAGTTAATATGCTAGGTGCTACATTTGCAGATAGTATTAAAAACTCTTATTTTGAAAATACTATACAAAATAGCTACGGTCTTATAACTCTTAAAACTATTGAGGGGGTTAGCTCTAGATATATTCTATCTAACCTTCTTTTCTATATAGAGAAGAAAAGAGTGTTTGATTATGTTTATACAATGATAACACAAGAAAGTACTATCCCACTTATTAAAAGATATCGTGAGCAGACTGAACAACTAACGTTTATGGATGTTGAAAATAAATCTATTGAAGCTGTTCAAGAAGCTACAAAGCAATTATTATATGCTTTGATGATATCATATGATTTTGATACAATACGTGAATCATGTAATGCTATAACAGATGCACAATTAAGAGATGCTGAAAAGAGTTCTACTATAGTTAACACATTAAAATTTAGTGAATATTTAGTACCTGATTTTGTATATGAAATAGCATTAAATTCTCGTAATTTATCAGCTAATGAAGATAAAATACATAAATATTTAAATGAAGTTCAATTAATACATTTACCACAAACTTATTTTAAATATTACAGAGATGTTTGTAAGCGTAGTGATGCTTCTCGTATTAAAGATGAAGCTGAACGTACTAAAAAGGAACGTGATTCATATCATTCTATAGTAGGAGTTAGATGTGATGGATTGAATGCTGAAGAAATTGAAGTATTGAATAAGATAGTTATGGAAAATATCTTTATAGATAAATATAAAGATATAATTAATAAATCTATAATCCTTAGAAATATAAAAGATATCATATTTGATCATAAACATATTAATGATATTGTAACTATAGATAATGATGCTGTATACTTTACAAGTAGTGATGGTAAATCAAAACCAAGAGCATTCCCATATAAAGATAGAATACCGTCTGATAACGATAATACACCTAAGGGAGTAGAAGATATAGACAATGATGAACAAGAAAGACTTAATTCTAGTGATATAATACTATCGACTACTGGAATAGGTCCAGACACGTTTAATCAGCTATATGTAGCTAATACATTTAGTAAAGACTTACCTAAGACTCCACTCGAGCGTATACAACATAGAAGGCGTACTATAAATAGACTTAAATCTAAATTTAGATCTAATTATAAAGTAATGACTGAATGTAGTGTATTAGAAAAAGGTGATTATTATGATGGATTCCGTTACTTTAAACCTGGAAAATCTTATAATGGAATTTTTAGGACAAATAATGATGAGATGTTGCTGTATGCATTAATTGAACTTGAGACTAACTATAAAAAGAAGAGGGCCAACATAGACAAGGAGAAAGCTTTACAGCAGAACTCCACGGACCTCAAAGGAGGTAGATTCTAATGTTCATATGTCCATATAACTATGAACTTAATAAAATAAGAAAAAGACTACCAGTTGTAGACTCATTTGAAAAGAAATCTTCTTCATCTATATTTAGTAACGCAGTATTTGGTGTAACAGAAGAAGAATTACAAACTAAGTCGGCTCTTATAAACTTAGGATGCTACGTATTTAGACCTCTTGTTCTACAAGCATTTTCTCGTATTAACCGTAAATATGTTGCTTGTGCAACTTCTAATGGAAAAGAATTCTATTTTCGTAAAGGTATTCTTTATGAAATGGATGACACATATACGAGTCAACCTGATGATATTGTTGGTTATGGTCCATCGTTTCTTTATAATAACTGGAATAATATAGATAAAAACCAGTTTAAGCAAGACCATGGACGTATTTCAAATAAAGAGTTAAAACTTTCTATAACAAAACTTTCACGTGATCAGCTATTTACTAATTATATATATGTAATAGCTCTTGCTTTTAGAAGTGAAAATATTGATAATGGACGTACTGTAAATGATTGGAATGTATTATATTCCGAGATTATACGTGCATCTAATCAGTATAAAATGATGAAAGCTGGAGTTGCTGGAGTCCGTGTAGACTTACGTGATATGGAATCTTTAATTCAAAAAGCAGTTTTAGATCTTGGGGATTATATCAAAGATACATTCCTAGGTCCACATGGAATTGGAAGAGAAGAGATACTTTCCCGTAACGTAGATAATGGTGCCCGTATGGTTATCATTCCTGCTGTATGGAAAGAAAAGAAACTTCGTCAAGCTCGTATCGGAATGCGTGCTACTGGAGTTCCTATGCATTTATTACTTCCAATGTTTAAGGAAACTATTATAAAGTTTTCTTATACTCTAATAGAAGATCTATTTAATGCCGGTTTATTTGAACCAAGAGTAACAAGAGATTTCTTAGCATATTATGATATAGAATTTCTGTCTAACGCGATTACTAATATGAGCGACCCTCACTTTAGAGTAACGGATTTTCCTGCAATTAAGTATGATGGTTCATTTACACACATCAAACTTACATTTACAGTTGACGATGACGGTACTGAGACTAAAGTGACTAAGCCATTATCGTGGACAGAATTCTTTTATATAGTTGTAGAGAGTTATGCTAAACTGTATGATACTCGTATGATCGCTGTTACGAGACCACCAGTTGACAGTATGACTTCTCTACAACCACAAAGACCAGTATGTCTTACTTTATCACCTAATCTTACTAAAAAGGTTAAAGTAATGAATAACTGGTATATCGATTTTCCGCTAATTACGGAACAGTTAAAAGCTAGATTCCAAGATCAAATATTTGATAGCGGGTCTAGACTTATTGCATCTATAAGTACAGGAATGAATGCAGATCATGATAAATTCTGTCCTGTATACTCGAAAGAGTGTGCAGAAAAAGCCTGTTAAAAGCTGGGAGTGCCTAAAGCTTTATTGCCTAGAGAGTAAACCATTGTAACATGCGTTTAAACGCGTTTATAAGCCTCTAGGAGACGAAAGTCAGAAACAAGTATAAAGATGTCGCATGGTGAAATAAAAGCCTCGTAAAATTGGTATTACGAGGTCCTAAACGATATTACAATGGTTAATCAGCAGTTATTTTAATAATGTATGAGTTTTATCTCTTATCTGTTTAATAACTTTTTGAGAATAATTAGTTTTAATAGATATTTCTCTATTAGTTAAACCACTTTTTATAAGCTTTTGAATCTTATTCAATATTGGAATAGTTATCTGATGTGCTCTAGATTCACTAAGCTTATTGATAATAGAATGTCTAACATTTTCTTTAGGTGTTATTAATTCTAAGTTATTAATATTATTATTTAATTTATTTCCATCCTTGTGATTAACTTCTAGTCCTGGTGTTGAATAATTTAATTTATTAATAACTGTGTAAACTAAACGATGAACTGATAATGTTAGAGGTTTAACATTAATGTCATATAATTTAACTTTAATATAACCACGTCTACCATCACCAAATGGTTTAAATGGTCTTAATTGGTTATAATTATTTTTAAAATATATAGTACCAGTTTCATCTAGAAAATATTTATTATTACTAAGTATATATTCATTTATTTTATTAATCGGGTATAGCATAAAATTCCTCCTTTTTAAAATGACTTCAACGACTAACAATAATATTTTTAAATATTATGACAAATGCAAGTGCATGAACACAGGCCACCTAAATCAATTGATATTGACATGGTGTTGAGCTAGTCTGAACATCTGAGGAAAACTCAGAGCGGTTATTAAATTAACGATATGAAATTAACGACTTCATATGAACAAATTGGGAGATACATTAATGTACAAACCTATAAACTCGAAAGAGGCTGTAGAAGATGCAAGAAAACAACAAAAATCACCTTTATTTATATGTAACTATGATGGTTCATTAGCTCGTAGAAATCCAGGTAAGGACTGCAACCAAACTTGGTATTCTGTTAGTAGAGATCCTAAACCATCAGATAATGCTAAACCTGCTGATATGAAACATCCATTTATAAAACATCTAATATCACTTACAGATGGACAAATGGATTTAGATCTTATGTATAAATCTTGTATGAGATTTGATATCAGCGAAGACCCAGAAGTAGGTTTATATGACAGCATTACTATAAAAGATAGAGGTAAAACTATAAAGACTACAGTAGGAAGACTTATGTTAAATAAATGTATGTTATTCCCTGTAGCAAATCATCCAAAATTTGAATTTCTTAATGAAGTTTGTAACTGGAAGAAACTTAGTAAAATATGGCGTAAAGCTGTAAACTATGCAATGGAAGGAAGTCTTACACAAGATGATGTATTAGATCTTATAGAATCATCCAATGAGTTTGGGCTTAGATTATCTACAGTAGTAAATGCTAGTATAAATGAAGATATGATGAACCCAGACGACGAATTCACTGAATTCAGAGATAAAACTATAGCTGCTGCTAAAAAGATATTTGAAGAAAATGGAGATTATTCTGTACTTGAAAAGGCTGAGAATGAAGTAGTAGAATTTGCAAAGAAACACTTTAAAGATAATGATATGGCAGAACTATATGATTCTGCTAATAAGGCTAAATGGGGAAATGACTTTAAGAATCTTAACATTGTAATGGGAAGTATGCCAGATTTATCTGGTGGTAAACCTGTTTATATAGATAATGCATTAGTTGATGGAATTGATAAATCATTTTTACCAAATATAACAAACGTTGCCATGATAGGAGCAATGGATAGAGGTCTTAATACAGCGTATGCTGGTACAATATATAAGGATTTATCTCATGGTTTAAACCACATTCAAGGAGTTACTCATGATTGTGGAACTACTGAGGGTAAACTGTTCAAATCAGATGATGAATTTGATTATGTAAATCGTTATATAATAGAAAAAGGCGAATCTATATTAGTTACTATGGACAATGTTCATAAATATGTTGGTAAAACAGTAAAGATGCGTTATCCTTTAACATGTAAAGAAAAGAATGGTCATTTCTGTAGAAAATGTCTTGGTGAATTTATGTTTAAAGCATTACAACAAGATACAATTCCAATAGGAGTTTATATCTCGGAAGTAGGTTCAAATCTACTAAACGTTCTAATGCAATCTACACACAACTTAGGTTCTAAGATGTTCCATATAAAGAATTTTAATGATTATGTATATCCAGCTGGAGCAGATCTATTTGAACATAATATAGATCCTATTACAAAACTTGAAAAAGTATATTGTAAAACAGATATAAAATGGATATTACCAATATCGGCAATAGAAGCTGTAGATACTTATTATAAAGTATTAGCACATGGTTCTATACTTGATGCCGGAGACGGAAAGCAACATACTATAGTATTCGGTTCTGATGTAAGTACAACACCAACTGAAATTATTAGACCTAAACCATCTGAAGGTGAAGATGAACCTTTAGATAAACACGTTATATTCTGTTATAAGAAAGGCGACTGTTTCTTAAATACAGTTAACTCTGTAAGAAGTAATATGACTGTGTATCGTATGCTTAAAGTGTTCTTAGGTGGAAACTTATCTAATTTAGTTCCAGTAGAAACTCACTTAGATACATTAAAGAATAACTTCTTAGCAAACGTAGACCTTGGAGCAGCAGATCTGTCTCTAGAAATACTTGTGGCAAGTTTAGCTAGAGATATTAATGATCCTAAGAAACCAGCTAGAGAAACTGGAAGTAAAAAGTATATATTTGCTTCATTATATGAACTAGCTGTAATGGGAGGAACATTTAATGCGGTGTTTGGACCGGATGCTGGTAAAGCGTTAATGATTACATTAGCTAAATCAGAAGAAGAACAAACTAAGACAGTTTCTCCATTAGAAAAGGCTCTTAGAAGCTAGATTATAATGCGTTTAAACGGCTTTATAGGCCGTTTAACGCTTTATTTATTTAATACGATTAATTATACTACTTTATAGTATAAAACGTTGCTATTACGTTATAATAGCTTTAAAATTGATTTTAAATGGAGGTTTAAGATGCAATTAATAGAAATAAAAGTTAAAACTAGTCCTCATGGTAATGATAAGTTCTTAAGTTTTGATTTTGATTGGATATTATGGGCAATACCAACAGCTTATAAAACTATTACAATACCAAAAGGTACTTTTAACAGTAGAAGTATGAAACATTGGCAAAATGATGAAACTATACAAATTATGGATAAAAGTCAAGATGTAAAACTTATATTAAAGAATGGAGACCAAGTAACAGTAACAGGAGAATGGTTCCAATATATAACTAGAATGGCTGGACATGTTTCATATAATCCTAAATACTAGGAGGAATAAATTATGGCTTCAACTGCTAAATTAGTAGACCATCGTTTGCAAATTATGTATAGATTACTAAATAATTTAGTAGTCAAGCAAGAACATAGAGCAAATTCAGACCCTAATGAACCTATATATGCAAAAGAATTTGAGGCATATATGGCTGCATTAGAACAAGCTGATACATTATATGATTATCGTGGTACTATAACTGAAACTTTACTACGTTATCATAAACCAGATATAACAAATGTAGAAATTGCTAATATTTATAGTGATTTCAAGAACTTCTATAATATATTTTCATTTCAGGAACAGTTAAATTTAATGACTGAGCTTAGAAAAGATAGACTATTATCTTATATAGAAGGTAATACTTATTATAGAATGTTATTAGGTGTTCCACCTTTAGGGACACCACCTGAAGAATATGTGTATTATAAAGGAAATCCCGTCCATACAATGAGTTATGGGGAAATACTTAAACTTAAACGTAGCGGAGCATTAGATGTTCTTATACAAGATAATCCAGATGCAGAATATCTACTTTATGTTGATAAAAGAATAAATCTTATAGAAGCACGTAGAGCTAGACAGTTTGAAGTGTTATGGACACCTAAAACCGATGAGGCTAATGCTTATAGAGAAATGTATAATAAGGAAAGACGTGTATGGATGCAAACATATCATCAAACATATCTAACTGAAAGTACAGACTTTAATGAATCTATAGAACTTACTACTATAAAAATGAGAGCTATTATATATTATTTTATTAATATATACACAACTCCTCTAGGAAAGACATCTTTTACTAGAGAAGAATCTGAAGATTTGTATAAGATGTATGGACTTACATTTCCACAAAATATGCCAGACTCATATAGAAATGCTACTACATATGTATTAAACTATCTTGTAATGTATAAAGGTACAAACTATGTATTAGAATATATTGCTAGAAAGATATTCTCAGGACTTAACCTGTATAAATACTTTATAAGAAAGAGAAGAAAACCTGGGGTGATTGAAACTCCTGGTATGAAATATGATGATTTATATGATGTTGAGTTTATACTTAAACCTTTTAGAGCTATAAATCCATATGATGATATATCAAATCAAAAAGAAAAGACTTATCTGACTGAAGATGAAAAGATGAGACGTAATTTTACTAATATAGAATATGAAGACCCGTCATATCATCAAAAAGAAGATAAAGAAATGATATTAACATACGATGAAGTTAAGAAATTAGATCCTAGATGGTCTGATAGTGAAGCGTTAAAGAAACGTGTATTTGAAGAACCATTTTCTTATATAGAGTCTAAATATCTAGGTATTGATAATATATTAGATCTTAACAATGTTACAATAGGATTATCGGTAGTTCATAGATATTTCTTACATCATCGTGATATATTGAAAAATTATGAAGTAACTTATCAATCAAATGGTTATACATTTAATTTCTGGGATTTATGGGTATTTTATAATGCTATGATTACTTATAGCATGGGAAGATATCTATTAAAAGATTTTAAAGATGAAAGAATAGATCCTAGACCAGGGGATGTAGTAGACCGTGTTGATAAAATACTAGGATTTAATACTATAAAAACACATCCGACTATAAGGATGTATTGGCTTATTGTGATGGCACAATATCCATTTGAAACTAAACTGGAAGAATTTCCAGAAGCTGCAAACTCTGACACAGATTTCTTACAACTTATGATTAATACTGATAAGGCAGTTGGACTTGCAAAATTTGTTGATTCTGTATTAACAAAGGCTAGAAACCATATTGAAGTTAATATGATACTAGAAGTTTATAGACATGTTCGTATAATGAGTAAAGAACCAGAAGCATATAATACAGTATCTACATTAGAAGGTCAATCTTTTGTAGAATATTTAGAAAAATATGTTCCTGATTTGTATGTATTCTATGAACAGCTACAAGACCAAGGCCAAGATGCAATGTTACTAGAAATAGATAACTGTACTCAGTTTATGATAAGTGTTATTCAACGTTTAGATGAAACTGAAGAGTTTGCTGATTTATTAGATGTTTTATATAATATAAATATGATGTATGGTGGTATTTCTAAATATCTATTATACATATTAAAACTATTTAAAGCATGGAGAGTAGAGTTTATATCAGAAGGACTACTATTAAATTATAATGAAAATTATAATTATCAAGTCAATGTAGACCAAGTAACATATGATGTAAATATCACTCATCGTAATAGATGGAATGTTTCACAATATGACTGGATAGAACCAGCTGCTGAGACTGACCGTGAATTATGTGAAAAACAAAGAAGTCAAGATGCTCTATATATGGTTACAAGATATGGAGATATTAAAATTAGTTAAAGGAGTAAATATATGAACGATAAACCAATATTTACATATAACTTACCAGAAGATACCCTTAAAACATGGGATGGGCATATGTATAAATTAGAACAAACTCCAGATGGTGAGTGGGTAGAAGTAGACCTTGGTGCTAATAAAGTATTATTAGGAGGTTTACAAAGATTATGCGGTGCGTTATATAATATACCACCTAAGGTAAGAGTAATTACTTTTGAAGAAGATCTTGTAAGAGGAGCAGTTGATGATTTTACTTCTGCTATAACTACAGATCCTAATGCAAAAGATCAAATTATGGGTTATAATGTATGTTATGATGGGTCTCAAGGAACTGACGTTATTGCTTATCCTAGACATAAGAAAGGATATAATTTTGATAATCTAATTCCTTTTAGACTTATTCCTGAAGGGGATAATGATTATGAAGTTTATTATCGTGATTATCTACATAGTAGAAAAATACTTATAGAAGATAGTAGCGGTAATGAACACCCTTATATAGCATACTATACTAAGAAAATAGATGTAGATTATGCTGTTATGACTGATGATGCAACTACTGTACCAGATAACCCAGATACAGAATTAGTTACAGACAAGGATGTTAGAGCAGTAGCTCAATTCTTAATAAACATAACTGATAAAGAGCTTGTAGAATGGTTCTCTATATTTAAGAAAGGTAAAATGGAATCAGCTGGTTTCAATGCACTTTGTACAATGATAGGAAAACCATCTAAAATAAGACTTAATGGAAAAGAATTTGATACTATGAATGATACTGTAGTATTTAGTAGACTTAATCATATCTTAGTTCCACATGGAGTAGACGGAACAATTGCACTTAGATATAAGATGCTTCATATTTAAGGAGGTGAATTTCACCAATGCCAGATAATGAATTACAACAAATGATAGATCAAATGGTAGCCGAAAATAAAGAACGTTGGAAGAATGAATTCTTATCTATATATCCTACATATGAAAAAAGAGTAGCAGCAATTAAAGATATGCTTAAAGAATATAATGAAAACTGGAAAAAGCAATTTGAAAGTGGGAACTTTGTTAAAAATGAGTTCCCGCCTTCGTGGCTTAGTAGTGAATCTAAATATAATTTAGATAAATTTAATAAAGAATGGCCTGACAAAATGAAGGCGGCTGCAAAAGTTAAACATATTCAATCTAGTAATTTTGATGTAAATGGATTTAGTGGTAATCCTGTGAAGAAATTTGATATCGAAGCTTGGAAAAAAGAATTAAAGCGTAATAAAAAGTTAGGAACACATCCTGCTGATATATGGAATTATAAATTTAAAAAAGACTTGACTGGTTCTAAATGGAATAATCCATCTAAATACCTTCCAGGTAGAGATTTCCAATTTACTACATACGCTAATACACCATCTGAAGTTATAGCTGAGCAAATTAAAAAGAATTGGCTTATTGATACTTTTAGTGGTAAAAATGAATGGAATAAGAACTTTGCTAAAGGATTGACTAGTTTCTATAAAGATTTAACTAGAAATGAAAAGAATGCATGGAAGAAAGATATACATGATGCTATAGAAAATACAAAAAGACGTGCATTAGGTGCAGTAGATGACTTACTTGGACAATTGGATCCTAGAAAATACTTTGAAAACTTTAAAGAAAATATAGGTAACGCTATATCTAATAGTATTATGGATATACGTAACCAATCTATTAATCTTATAACTACACAAGTTAATGACGTTATAGATCATTGGCAAGGTGAAGCTTCTAAATGGATTAATGGTGCTAAAGCCGAAGTATTTAATGCTGCAAATAAAGTTGGTCAAGCTGTTATAAATAGAGCAAAAGAAACATTCGGACCAGCTGCAGAACGTATAGCATCTGTTATGCCTTCTGGGTTTGCTGGTATGATATCTCCGATTACATCAATGTTTAGTCATAACTTATCCAATCTAGCAAGTTCATTAAACCTTGGAGCTATATTTGGCGGGTTTACATCACAAGGTATAGCCGATATTGCTATGGGAAGTTCTGCTCACGACAAGCATATAGCTAACAGAAAGTATAGATTACCAATGTATAAGACTTATACACCAGAGATGGACAAGGACTGGGATTTAAAGAATCCTTTAATGATGGGAGATGCTTTACGGGATGTTATTAAGATAATGGCAGAAGATAATGGATTTATTCTAGATAGAAATAAAGCTTTAATACTTAGTAGAGAATCTTTATTTATAAATAGGCCATATCTTGAATCAGAAACTTCTGGATACTATCGTTCATTCGTTTTCTTTACAAGACCAAATTGTAACTTATTTAATAATGAAAGAATAATACCAGAACTTCAAGCACACCCAGACTTTTTTGCTAGAGTAGCATCAGACCCAGACCTCTATATGGAACTTTGTAGAGATGGAGCTCTTAAATCTGTATGTTGGCGTTTATTATCTAACTATTGTGTAGAAGTTCCAACTATAAGATTATCAGAATCATCTCGTGAAGGTATAAAGAATATGCATGGAAAATCTTCACCACTTCCAGGAAATCCTGAAATATATGACCAAGTTGATATATCTATAACATTTATGGATAATAATAGAGGAGATATATCTAAATTATTATATACTTTATCTATGTATAAAGACTTGGTTGGAAAACAAGAATGGCCAATGCGTAAAGAATATATTAAATATCGTGGATTAGATTACTTAATGACTATGTGGATTGTAGTTGTGAACGTTGACTGGGATGTAATTTCATTAGGAGTTGCTAAAAACTTAATTATTAATGAACCAGTAACTCATTTCAACCAACACAAAATAGATGGATTTAATAAGAATGACTTACTAGAAAACTTTACAGCATCATTTAAAGCTACATCATATAAACCAGATGCCCCAGAATTCTATGAAACATTTAATAAGTTATTCAATTTTAACCCTAATAATATAGTAGATGTCAAGGGTTCTGATGGAATTACTCTTATGGGTAATAATAGACAAGCTCAAAACTACTCATTCGATGAGGGTAAAATAAAAAGAGAACAACTTATTAAAAATGATTTTACTCCAATAGGAGCATTTCCATTGAAGGGAACATCTGAAATGGTTGCATTAAATCCTGGATTCTATAGATTAGCACCTTTAACAAAGGCAGTCATAGATGGTAAGAAAATTCCAGATAGACGTCCTAGAATAAAATTCGGGTTTAGTTGGTGATGCTTTATGAATAAACTACAAATTATAGAAGATAAAAATCGTAAGTGGAAACGTTTTAAGTATGCTAATATAGGTTGTATTAATGATAATGTAATGTATACATTTGAAAAAGTGTATGAAATCGTTACCAAACATATTAAAAATGTAGTAATATCAGCTAACTCGAGATTTACAAATGAAAATCTTCCATCTGAATATGTAGGAACAGACCCTGCATCTGTAAGAATAAAAGATAGTCCACGTGAAATGCTTGATAATAGAATACTTCCACGTATTGTATTTAATCATAGTTTCGACCCATTAGCTAATTTACGTGTCGATATGCCTAATAACCAAGATTTAAATAGAGTTAATGCTGGATTACTTGACTGTATACTTGCAGTTAAAGAGAAATCTATAGAAAATAAAGAATGTAAACCGTATTATTATATGAGAGATGTTGATTTGGTTCTTATAGGTTCTCCTAGATATACAATGCATACTATTTATGCATCTGTACTTGTAAATGAAAGGATACAAGCACAGGAATTAGCACAACAGTTTACTTATATGTTTCCAATGAATAAAGTTAAGCCTTTATATATGAGTGAGGAAACTATTACGCTTGGTAGTCAACCAGATATAAGAAAATATACATTAGAAACTTCACTTCCAGATAATTTATTAAAATTACTTAAAACTACATTTGGAATATCAGATACTGGAACAACAGGAGACTTACAGTTACTTAAAATATTACAAAAACATTCTAGAGAAGAAGTTGACTATATAATTGATGGTTCTAATAGAAAGCGTGCATTTGCTGTTAAATTTCCATTTATACCTACTATAACTCCAGTTAGTATAGATTTAGGTGAACGTGAGATAAATAATGTTATGACTTATGGTGTTAAAATGGAATTTCAAGTAGATTATATAGAATATCCAGTATACTCTTTATCTGCTTCTTTTAGTAAACTCAATACAGAATCTTATAAGAATGCTGAAACTAAAGAGTATAATGAAGGAATGATGGCTAAAGTTGAAGTTCCAGTAGCAGTATTTACTGAAACACTATGTGATCTTACCATAATAGATAAAATGAAAGTTACATATGGGAAAGAAGATATATTTGGAGAAGAAGGTCATAAATATGGAGAACTTAATATTTTAGACTTAATTCCAGACGAAAAAGTATTCAATTATATAAGAAATATGAGAGTCTGTCTTGACCCAAATGAATATAATAAGTATTTCATGATCGAATGTCAACGTGGAGAACGTAATAGATATAAGGGTGATATCCCAACTGTAGGAAACGAAAAGGATTTTATTATAGATTATGACGAGTTTGTTATCAATGATGCTAAGGCAAAAGAGGGTAACAAGGTCTATGTCGCAATTTATGTAAATAAAAAACATTTTACAGATTGGTGTGAAAAGAATGGATATTCTAGTCAAACTAATCTTTCAGCATACAATTAGGAGGAAATATATGTCTTTTTATAAATTTGAAAACTCAATACCTAATATAGATGTGTTAGTGGATATAATTGGTAGACATGAAGGTTTTAGAGAAAAAAAGTATAAAGATACTAAAGGAATCTGGACTATAGGGTACGGATTTAATATGGAATCTAAAACATTCCCTGATGAATTAGTTAAAAAATGGGAAAAGAATGGAATTACTAAAGCCGAAGCTGATACAATCTTAAAGGAACATATAGAATCTATAATTAAAGCACTTAGAAAAATGCAACCATGGGTATTTCAATTAAGTACAGCTAGACAAGCTGCAATTATAGATTTAACATTTAATATGGGTCCTGGATGGTTTAGTATGTTTTCTAATACAATATTATTAATAAAATCTGGTAGATTCAAATCTGCTGGAACAGCTTTATTAAACTCTAGGTACGCAAAACAAGTCGGACTTAGAGCAAGAGAAAATGCATATACTCTAGTAAATGACACTTATCCTGTACCATTTACAGAACATAGCATAACAGTATAGGAGGATTCCTATGAATGATAAAATTAAAGATAGACGTCGTTTTAGAACGATGTTAAACTCTGAAGATAAAAGAGAAATGAACGAGTTGATTGTAAATGAACTCGCTAGAAATGGTATTAAAGCCGATGAAATACCATTAATGAGCCCTGCTAGTATGATATTAGCAGGGTTTAATACTTTATTTGACTCTGTAAGTTCTGCTATACAATATGTAGCTAGAGAGTCAAACCTTATACATGCAGAATACCCGTCTTCATTATTTAACCAGTTAGCACAACATACAAATGAAGTTGTAATAGCTAGACCATCAAGAATATGGTTATTTGTTCGTATTCCAGTTGAAGATATCAAAAGATATGGTAAGCATGTACAAGATAATACATGGCAAATTGAATTTGATGATATAAATAACTGTATAATAGATGGGCTTACATTTATGCCAGTTATTCCAAAATTTTATGTAAGAGTTACTTTCTTACCAGAAAGAAAATTATATCGTGTATTTTATGATTATCAAGGTAAAAAGATAAATGTATTAGTACAAAATATATTTATTAATGGTCAAGAAACACTTGGATTTAAAGCCGAATTTAAGCAAGTTACTATAGAAAAATTTACAAAGCAATTTGATGATGAACAACTAGCTAAATTCTTAATAACTACTGAATATCCAATATCAGATTTTGATATTTATTATAGAGCAAATAGTGCTGCACAACCAGTAAAGATTAATAAAAGATTATTCTATACTCGTGGTAGCGGTGACTATATGGAATATAAGATTCTAGGTAATAATAGTATAGCACTTATTCATAAGTATGTACAAGGTGGATTTAAACCAGCTAGAGGTTCATTCTTAGAAATAGTATGTTATACTACTACTGGACGTGATGTTGAATATAAATTGGCTGCAGTTAGAGAGAAATTTACCCAAGCTACGGCTAGAGTAGAGTATGAACCTGTTGGTAAACGTGTCTATAAGAGTTCTGGTGGAAGTCTTGCTGAGACATCTGTTGAATATTTACGTAATAAGGTTATACAACTTCGTGGTGCTAGACGTAGAATAGATACAGAAAGTGACCTTGGAACATTTTTACTTAACTATGACGGAGAGTCAACTTTCCATCCAAGACTTACCCATAATGACATAGCATCTCGTATATTTAGTATATATACAGTATTATCATTCGGTAATTCACTAAATGGTATTAAACGTGTATTTACTATACCTACAAATACTGGTAACGTTCGTACTAAATATGATGATATGAGACATAAGGTTGTAGATGGATTTGATTATTATAGTTTCAATTATAATAATATAATAAAATCTACTCAATCTCGTCGTTCTGATAACTTTGTATTAGATAAAACTATTAAACCTGGTAAAGAACCAACAGTTCCAGAAAAACTAGACCCTAAAGATCCTTTAAATAACTTATATACATACTATTATGTAGCTCCATTTGTTATAGATTATGATAAATATAATAATATGGCCCGTGTATATATGGGTGCTCAATATGATGAAACTTATCTTACATTCCAAACATTTGAGGAATTTAATCCAAGTATTCCTGTAAGATTCGTTAATACATCAGTTAGAGTAAATGACCATTTAGTATTTGATAGAAATAAAACATCTCAACACTTTAGTTTAAATAGTGAAGTGAGATTTGAATCTAGCAATTGGAAGTTTGACCACGGTAAAACATTCCAAGCATATATAGAATTACAAGCACAAGATAAAACTATTCATAGAATTCCATGCCATACTGCAACAGATATGGGTAATAATATATGGGATCTTGAATTTAAATTAAAAACTGATAAATATGTATTTAATAAATGGTGTGAATTTAGTTGGGTAGATGATGATACTGCTCATACTGTTAAAACTGCATCGTTTAATATAAGACATAAGGTAAAAGTTATATGTATGATTAAAGAAGAAGCTGATCCTGTTTCGTCTTATAAATCTGTATCAGAATTCCAAGGAGAAATAGAATTCTTTAAAGATGTAACTAAAGATATGTTTACTCAAACAGACCAACATACTCAAGACGGGGTAATGTTTATGAGTTTACCTTTAGTTAAATCTGATTTCTATATCAAATCTGGAAACCAAAAGCAAATAACTGAAGAGGTTAAAAAGATTGTTACATTCTTAGATCATGCTGTATATGATTTACTCGATGAATATAGTAGTAGATCAAATGATGTCCATGATATACAAGAAACTAACCTAAGAGTTGCTATTAAATTTGCTAAAACTTATGGATTAAGTAAGTTCTTAGATGTTGGTGAAGTTAATAAGATACTTGTACATAATCTACAGATGAGACCTAAATTACTTATACGTAAACTCGACCCTGACTTTGATGAGGCTGCAATTGCATCTGAATTAAATCAATCTCTAATAAAACACGACTATTACATGGAAGATTTACATATGTCTTCACTTGTATACTCTGTATTGGATAAGGCGGGAGACGCTGTATCACGTATACAATTTATCAACTTTGATAATTATCCTGATAACTATCATATGATAATGCGTAATGACCAAACTCCTGATAACTTAGACCCACCAGAAGTAGTTTCATTAGAACCTGTTTACGATGAAGTGTCTGATACATATAAATTTAATATTAAATTTACATATATTTAAAATAAAAGGAGGAAACATTTATGATGAAAGCCATATTTATAGATAACTATAAAGCACATGCTGTTATAGAATCTAGAATAGAATCTTTCGCAGATTGGGAAATACATGGTAGACTTGGTGACGGGATAATATCTCCTGTTACTGTTATCAAAAGTCCAGATGATAGGTCTGTACTATTAACATACGATAGAAACTCAGAATCTACTAATGTTAAAAATGCTATGGAATCTCAATTTGATGATGAAAGAGCTGGTTTATGGTTTGGTGATATGCTTAATAAAGATAACCTTGAAGTGTTTAAAGATATGGGTGGGGGAACTGTATTATATGCTGACCAAGCTAAAGGATCTGCTAAAACTATGGATTTATTCTTACAAAAGATGCATTCATTAGGAAAATTAGACCATGCTTCATTAGATGCATTAAAACCAATGCTTACTACAGAGCAATACAATTCATATGAAAGTATAATACCTACATATGATGATATAGAAAGAAGAAAAGCAGAAGCTAAAGCAAATAGTGAGTTTGCTACATCTGTATATACTGTAGATGAAAATGGAAATGAATTACCAACTGATAAAATAGCAACTGAAGATATAGAACCAGAAGCTACTGAATATAATGGAGAAGATGCATTTAATAATGGTTTAAATGCTGAATCTGGTGTAGACCCAGAAGTAGTAGACTTCAATCCAGAAATATTGGGAGAAGATACACCACCAGAAGTACCAGAAACTCCAGTTGATAATGAAAATCCTGAGGTATTACCTGGGGATGAAGAAAACCTAGATAATATTGAACCTGGAGATGAATATAACTTACAACCTGAAGGACTAAGAGAAGGATTTGATGGAGAAAATGCTGAACTTCCAGAAGATGTACCAGAAATAAATCCTAACTTTGAAAAAACATCAAATGATGAAATGAATGAATACAATACTACTGAAGAACCAGTAGACGAACCTAAAATCGCAGTTACAGAAGTTAATGGAACAGCAGTTTTAGAACCAAAATATCAAAATATACTAGATGGAATTAATACATATTTAGAAAAATACGACATGACTATAGATCAATTTATGGAATCTGTATTTAAATTAAAATTCTTATTAAATCAAATAGCTGGTGGAAAGGTTCCAGAAGAAACTACATCTGCCGATTTAGCTCAAGAACCTGAAAACTTAGATGAAAGTACTGACACTGCTGCTAATGTTACAACTGAAAACCCAGAAGAACCAGCTGGAACTGAGATGAATGGAGCTACTTCAAATCCAGTCCAAAGTTTATTATCTGCAGTTGCTGATGAGATGAAAAATCCAGAAAATCAAACTGAAGAAGTAGTAGCACCAGTTGATAATACAGATAATGTAGAAAATACAGATGAAAATGCAACTACTGAAATAGAAAATGCAGATAGTCAAGTAGCTGAAACTATAACTACTGAATCTATTAATCCTGAAACTGATTTAATTAATCAAATGATGAAAATAAGTAATAATGATACAGAATTCTTTAATAATATGATTCAATACAAGGAAAGACTTTCAAATGAAACTATAAATGAATTAGTTTCTACAAAAATGTATGATAAAATACTTACAGGAATGACTGTATATAATATGATTAATATTCGTGAAGAAAGAGCAAGAAAGTTAGGTCTAGTATAATTACATATAATAAGGTAGAATATACAAACAGTATATTATAATAAAATTTAGGAGGAAACAAAAATGGAAGAAAAGAAAGAAGTATGGATCACATCGGTGAATACAACAGACGTACAAACTCAAGACAAGCACAGAGTTGCAATGTATATGAAAGGTTTTGATGTAGTAATGCACTTTGATAGACTTGAAGAGGTCCAAGGTAAAAAGACTTATGTTAATAAAACAATGTTACACATCAATAACTTAAACAATTCTGGTTTTGAAAACTTTTTTGGTATTTGTGTAGCTAAAATTGGAGCTGCTAGATATGATGATCAAGAAACTAGATATTCAGAAGCTGTTAAAATACATTTTGATGGAGTAAATGATTGTAAAGTAATTAGATTTACTTATTCTATAGCACCAGGTCAAAAATCTGATTATAAAAGAGCTAGACTTGCTAGTTTAAAGATTTATCAATTTGCAAATTATCAAGAAGCAAAACCATTTATGGTAAGACAACCAAATGGTTCTTATGACCAACTTCCAGAAACTAATTGTGTTTATACATTAAATCTTAAATTAATGCCTAGCATAAATACAACTGGTAATGGAGGAAGAAACTTATCTGAAGGAGAAGGTTTCTTACAAAGCGTACATACAATGCTAAATAATATCCAATCTGCAATTATGTATACAAGAGTTATTAACCATATAACATCAGAAGATAGTGCTTATGCTGCACAAAATCAAGCTTATCATACAGCTGTTAATAATGTAGCCCAAGCTGCAACACAAACTGCAGAAGCAACTGGAACAAACATCAACCATGCAGCTGAAGATAATTTAGATGAATATCCGTACTAGGAGGAATTAGATGGCGGGATTATTTGGAGGAAGCTCTCCAGAACTTGTAAAGAAATGGAACCTGTCTTCATTTATAGCTGAAGATAGTCCAAGAATACAAACTGGTACAAGTATTGCATCTGGTCTACCTGAAATTAAGTTATCTGATCTTAATAAGAATATTAAACAGATAAACCTTAATATGAGTAAGCTAAGTATGGAATATGATAAACTATTTAGAAAATTTGGTTTTAAGTCTGCAGATTTAAAGAAGTATATCAAAGTACTTCTAGAAAGAGACGATATTGGGGAGACACTATCAGCACTTGAAAATTCGGACATAAATATACTTATAAACCAAATGAGAATAATAGAAAATAAATCTAAACTGGAATCTGAAAGATTTAAACAGATTAGAGATGAAAAGAAACTACAACTTGATATACTTAAAGCTAGTGGAGCTGCAGTTGATAATTCTGGTACACAAGTAAATGTGCAACAAAACAGTCCAATTGCAGTTGCATCTATGGCTGGTAGAAATATCGCTCCTGGAACTATTGATTTAGGAGCTATTTCTAATGTACCAGTTATAGAACATCAAAGTACTACAGCTAATATACAAGTTCCTACAGAAATTCCGAAGGAAAAAGAGACTGTAGAAGCTGTAAGTAATGAGCCTATCCCAGCTAACTTTGTGTCTAATAGCTTACAATATGAGGCAAATAAATTAGACAAGGGAGCTGATGGCTCAAACCCCACTAGTCCAGCTAAGTCTACGCTAGACGTTATGAAAAGTATTGTAGTTGCATCAGATAACTTCGATGGAAGTACAACAATGGCAGACGTTCATAAGAATTCTGTAGATATTATGATGGAACGTATGAAAAATAAAGATAGTATGTTATCTCATAATACAAATCTATTAGGTCATAATCTTAATACTAGCTTAGCTGGTTTAAAAATGAAAAAGACTCCGCATACTCGTATTTTATATGTAAATGTGGACGATGGAACATTTTATGAAAAAGGTTTCTATTTAAATCAAGATGGAAGTATCGGGCCAGAACTTCCACCTGATAACTTTATACCAAGATCAGTTACTCATTTAGGTGAACTAGAATTTGATACTGTTAATCGTGAAGTTACAACTTATTATGAAGATACTGCTATTCCATATAGACTGGTGACAACATCATCTGGAATGGGAGAGTTCTATAATAATGAATGGAATGATAATAAGACAAATAAATACAGAATACCTGAAGATGTACTAGTGGTTTTGAGAGCTCAAGCAAATGCATAAAATACGGGGGCGAAAGCTCCCGTTTATGTACCGCTAAATATTTGGAGGATAAAAGATGGTGAATCAACTTAATAATTTTATTAATAACTTGAATAACACAGCATTAACAGCTTCTGAGGATATACTGAGATATATAAATATACCTAATATTCGAGATGATGAGAAACTTGCGAATTATATGACAATGCTTAAAGGGTTTAAAGAGATGGTAACTAATCAATTTAACATATTATATCAAAACAGTCAATCTTCACAATATTCTGATATATCGTATGATTTATGTTCTAGTACATTTCTTAAGCTATTAACATTTATGTTTGGACATGGAGGTATTTTATATCATCGTATATTTAATAATCATACTGAATTTGCATACCCGAAATCAGAAATCGAAGAGTACGGAGCTACAAATTTAATAATATTATGGAGAGATTTATTTACATTTAAGTGGAATACTTATACAAAAAATGATGATGCGTATCGTTCTTTTATTGATATTCAATTTATATTGGATAATACATACCAGGCGTTATTAACTGCTGTAAATAGTGCAGACGTTGATAGATTGGACGTGTATAATCAATCTATGTATAGTGTGAGGGGAAATGTGTTAAATATGTTTGTATCCAATTTTAATCAAAATGTACTAAGTAGTTTTATTAATCAAGATGACTATTATACTATATATAATGAACTAGATAACACTGACTTAATTGGAATGCTTACAGATTATGCTATACATAAGTCGTTTATTAATTATGAAACATCAATACCATTTATTTATTCTATTGTAATAAATGAAACATATATTCATTATATTATTAGAGATTATCTATATTATAATATAGTCGGGTTATTTGAATTATTATTTACAACAGTAGATAACTACCAATATATAGAAACATCGATCATTGCACAAGGAATTCGTATGATTATTGATAAAATAGGAGGTATTTAGATGAAATCAGTAGAACTTATTAATAACCTTATAAAATATATCATTGATAATTCTAAACTTCCAGATTATAGTGACATTGATACTATTACTAGACATATGAATTATGATTTGATAGATATAGAATTCGATGATAATGAATTATGGGATGCAATTGGTACACTATGTAATACATTAATTGCTAAAAAGATACCTGTATTCACTAATTATAAGTTTCATAGAATGTTTTCATATATTAGCTTATATAATAAAACTGACGAAAGAATCCAGGACCCATTTATATCTATAATCAATAATGAATTATATAATGTTGCTAGATACATAGAAGATGTATCAAAGTTAATTAATGATGAATTTGATAAGTATTCTTCATCAATCTCAGACTGTGATGAAACTTACCTATATAATCATTTTCCTAATGCATTTAAATATATAACTTGGGAAGAGATAACTAATGATTATGTATCACTAGTATATACAGATATCTATAAATCATCGGTTCATATATTTGATTTATTAACAGAATTACACACACTTTCTTCTACTTTATACAATATATTTTCACAAGATATTTTTAGACAAATAGCTGTCAATATAATTAATGTGATTTTATATGATAAAGTACCTGTATTATCTATTTAAACGCGTTTATAAGGCATTTTAAGACGTTTTAACTTATATTGTGATTAATTTATCCAACGTTTGTTAAAACGTTAAATTATGCCGTTTAAATGGATATAAAATGGTATTAAAAAGTAGAAAGGAATGATCAAAATATGTATGATAATAAGATTGGAAATATTAATGATTACTTTGGCGATATTAAATATATGCTCGCCATGGTACGGAGTAGAAGATATCATTATGACTTGGAATTAGCTTCTAAAATATATAATAGTATACTACAATCTTTGATTGGTATATTAGAATATATTGAAAAAACTAATCCAAATGAATTATATATAGTTAGAAATGAAATGGATAATTTAGATATAGTGTTAGATATACTAGAACTTATCGTAGCTAGTCCAATACAAAATGTATTAGTATATGATAAATTAGGAATGGTACAAAATGTAACAAAATTAATTGCAAATATAGATAAAATAAATCCAGAAGAAAAGCAATATATTGATTCTAGATTAAATACATTATATAATTGGAAATTATGGGATAATAAATTAAAAAGAGATTTCTGTGTGTTATTTATAGCAAGTGTATATATGAGTGAAGATTTAAACTGTTATGATGCATATATTTTGATTTATAATGCAACATTAGATAAAATATTTAAAGATTTCTATATAGATATACCAGCAATGAACATTAGAGAGATGCGTGGAAATTTTAATGCTGAAAATATTATAAATGAAATATGGTTTTTAGCAAGTCAACACCAATGGAACCCTAGAAATCCTAAAAATCATAAGAAATTCTATGAATTTGGTGCATTTGACCTATGGAATAACTACCAAGCTCATTTAATGGATTTTTATGATGGTTTAGCTAGTGTAGCTATGGAAATTATAGATGAAGTAATGCGAATGATTGGACCTACTATTAGTAATATTTTAATAGCATATATTAAAATAAAGATGGCATTATTTGAAGATTATGTGTATAGTGAATATGGAGCAAATCCATCCCTAGGTGAAATAGAAATTAGAACAGTGTGAAGGTGATATGATGAATAATTATGGATATGCTAGCAATTTTATAATGGGACAGGTTAAAAGATTAAATTCATATAACTATAAATATGATGATAGTTTATATAATTTAATAAATAGAGACCCAGAATATGTTATAAAAACTTTAGTTTATACTGCAACTGGATATTTTGGACCACAAGCAAAATATGAAGCTATTATGTGTATGTTGGATGGACCTAGATTCTTTCCAAGTCATATTTATATTCCAGTTCGTAAAGCAATTAGTGACAATTTTATGTATATTGTAGATAATGATTTCTATAATATATTTTGTAATAATTTAAATAATATAATTCATCCTGGAATAGATGATGTAGATAAAATGCTAGCTAGTATGAATTTTGATAATTCTTATAATGCATATGATGCGACTGCACTTGAGACTACTAAGTTTATTCTAGGATTTTTACGTAGTATTCACTACGATTTAATGCAAATATATACATCAAAATTTATAATAGATGACGATATTTTAATAAATTATATATTTGAAGATCTATACTATGAAACTTCTGATGTTACATTACAAGAACATCAATTAGACCCAATACAATTTATAGAATTTAGTACAATATTAATAAATGTTGTAACTAGCGATGACCCGGACGTTCATAGATGTATAGAAGCTGCTATTCAAACCCATTTGGGTGCTATATATGAAAAACATTCGGGTATATCGTTCTATAATGAACCATTCCGTAATTTAATTGAGTATAAAGTATTCCAATTTATGATAGATTTAATATATGATTTATTTGAAAATGTAATGGAATATCTTATGATAACACCAAATTTACAAGAAATTCCGATGGTATATTTTGAACAACATAAACTTAATGTTGGAAAAGCATTAAGAATTTTAACATTACCAATAACTGAAACAGGAGTGTACCATGTTATGTAGAAGTTTATTTCCTACTGGATATAATCTAGTAGATCATGACCCAGATTTATTTTTACTACACTGTCATTATTATAAACAGATAGATACACTATTTGTATTATATAAACGTTACAGTAATGGTGAAAAGATATTAAGAAAGATTAAAAATCCTAAAGTTCCAGTGTTTGTATCTAGTAGACATAGAGATAAACATCAAGAGTTTATTCAAATAAATGAAACTCGTAGATATATGGTATCGTATGCTAATAAAGAGGCTGAAATGATACCTAACTTATTTCAAGCTAAGATAATAAGATATCAGGATAAATATACAAGACAATGGGTAGAGAAAGTTATATATCCAAATGTAGAACCAGGTGCAGTTTCTCTGCACCCTGATGTCTTTTTCTTTGATTATCCTATAGAACACGTAGTATATTTAGAATATACCCTGTCTAGATACGAACAGCAAGGATCTGAACTATTTGAAAACGTTCCAATTCCAGAACTTAATGTCTGCGCATTCGACATAGAAACTCACCGGGACGAGTACGGAGATTGGAATATTAATACTAATACTTTTGTAAATCCTAAAGAACACAAAGCTTATATAGATATAGTAAAACATCCAGAATTTAATAGATATGATGAGCTAGTCAATAATAAAGAGCAATATTATAAAGATGTTAAAGATACATTATATGAAATGATAGATAATTGTAGTTTATCTGGAAAATCTAAAGACTTCGTTCAAAAATTAGCTAGAGAATTTGTGGATAAGCTTACAATAGAATTAAATGCATTTGATAATGAAGCTGAGATGATTAAAGCTACTTGTAAACGCATGTTTACAGATAATCAACCAGATATATTAACAGCGTTTAATGCACCATTCGACGTTGGAACTTTCCAAGATAGAATAAATGCATTAGGTTTACCAGCTGGAACATTTAACCAGCATGGAATTGGATATGATGACGTAGCACCACCATTTGATGTACAGTCTAGAGTCGAAAGCGACCCAGAACGTTCATTTCGTGGAGATGACTATAATCCTACTAAGCGTGTAGTATATATGAATAATATATCACATACAATGATAGCTGATAGTCAGACTACATTCTTTAGTAATCGTTCTACTCAAACATTTAGTAATTATAAACTTGATACGGTTGCTCAAATTATATTAGGTTTTGGTAAATACGATTATACACATATTACTACATCAATTCTTAATCTAGCTAGAGCAGACTTCTATTATCACAGTATATATGCGATAATTGACTCTATTTTATTAGCAATGCTAGATTTAGTAACTGGTGACTTTGAATCAAAACTTATTTATTGTATGAGTTGTAAGGTTAATATAGAAGAATCTCCTCGTAATAACTCAGCTATTACACGTGGAATATTTGCAGATTGTGTAATCAGAGGTGATATTCCTGGTAATAATATTAATAAAATATGTTTCCAAAAAACTAATGAGGAACTTCAAAAGTTAGAAAAGCTTCTTAATTTAGATTATTTATGTAAAACTAAGTATGCAGTAACACATAAAGGTAACTATGGTGGAGGAATTGTTCTAAAACCTGGTCTTTATAATTATGATTTCACTCCATATATAGAACAGTATAGAATTCTTAGCGGAGAAGCTAATGTACAAAACTTTAGAAGAGTACTTTATGCAATATATCTAGACTTTAAATCTCACTACCCAACTCAAACTGTGGTATGTAACTTGTCTAAAGATACATTACTTGGTAATATTAGTAAAATTATTGACTGTGACGGTAATACTCTTATGCAAGCAGACAGGGACGCTCCATCATTTAATGACTTTATTCATAAACATCTTGGTTCTGTTAACTTAGCAACATTATCTAGAGACACTATATCATTTGGTTCTATGTGCTGTAATTTACCATCAATAAATGATCTTATACAAACTGTCGTAAAGTTTGATAGTGAGCCTAAATTTACTAAAGTAGAACCATTCGTAATGGAACTACCTAAATGTACTCCAAAGCAATCCCGTATAATTTCAGTATTATCTTCTATAAATACATACAATTATAAGAATCATATAGGTTCTCAATCCGACAAGGACAGTGAAGATGAAGATGATATTATAAATGTGGATACTAAATATTTCTATTTAACTAATGGCGAATTATCATTTAATGGTACATATGTTAAGTATGAGTATCCAAATTATGATATTTACAATATGCTTACTGGTAACGATAGTATTATGGAATATTATGGTGTAATGAATAAAGGAATTATTACTATTAATAATGGTAAATTGAATCCTATTAGAAATAAACCATTTGATTTATCTGATTGTGAAATGCACAATATAGAAGAAGTTGATTGGGAAGATATGTATGAAAATGATGTATCTACTATAAGAAGCACTATATTTGGAGGAATAACTACTTATATAAATAAATACTGTTTCTATTTTCCTTGGAATGTATATAAGAAACAGCTGATTCAAAAAGGGCTGAACCAAAAAATATTAGTAAGCACGCCCTCTTATAAGATTAAGAAATTCAAGGATACTGCAGTAATAGGTCTTTATTATTCTATTCTTGGAGAAGATGATTTAATAATCAATATAGAACAACAGATGCAAGTTGTTCTAGTTGATTAAAAACAAGTGATTTGTACATCTTAAACACCCTTCGGGGTGTTTTTTTGTTAATTTCGTAAAGGAGGAATAATAATGGCTGATGATAAATTAAATACATTTAAAATGGCTAACGATTTAGCTATGCCAGAAGTAGTTCAAGCTATAAAAGATAATGAAGATGCAACAACTAAGAAAAAAGAAAAATCTTCTTTAGAGAAAATAGTTGATAAAAATAAGAAAAAGATAGAAGAAATACATGCAGATGTAACACAACAACGTGAGGAAATCTTAAAATTATCTTCTGGTATAATGAACCAGTTAGATCCTCAAAATCTTATAATAAATGACGTATCGTCTGGAGTTAAATTATCTAGCTCTATAATGAGTATATCAGGTGACACTAAAAAGAATCAAGCTATAGATAGAACTATTAATGAAGCAGTTGCTTATAAAAGTAGTAAAATAAGTTTATTTAATACTACTGGTTTATATTATAAAATGCAACAAGCAAATTACAACCAATTCTTATTAGAAAATCTACCAGTATTAGAACAGTCTATAGAATTATTTATAGATGATGTAAATAACGGATCTTTTAGAGGAAATGACTTTGAAAAAGATTCTAAATTTAAATTCTATAAAAAAGGTATCGAAGTAACTGATATGTCTGAAAGAGAAAAACTTATAGAGTTATTAGTTCCTTCTGATTATAGTAATATAGCAATTGATGAAAAATCTTTCTTTGATATTGATAATCAGTCAGATAAAACTGCATGGGGGCAAGGATACTCATTAACTCATGTAATATCAAATCAAGATGTAGCAAAAGAACTTTATGTAAAATATATACTGAAGAAAAAGAAAGCTCAAGATTTGAAAAATAAAAAGATTGAAAGAAAGATGATTATGAATGCTAGTGAGAGTTTCTTTTCTAATGAAGAATTTAGAAAGATATTAAAGAATAATCGTATTAAATACAATTATACAAAGGGTAACTGGTATATTATAGATAATCCAGATAAAAAACGTATAGATAAAGCTCTTAAAGAGTCAATGGAAGGTCTTACTACTAATGATTATCGTATATTAGATTATTATGTAGAAGACGGTATATATAAACAATGGACACCACATATGGATACAGAATTAAAATCTGCAGATGAAAGTTTCTTAGATTTCGTATCTAGATGGAATAATAATGAAATTAATAGTGTATATGTAACTGATACTGAAAATGGTAAAGCTAAATTCTTCAATTTAGTAGGTAATGGAATACCTTTTTCCGCAATGGCTAATGTTGTTGATGAAATTAATGAGATATTTAAAACTGAAAAAGAAGAAGTATTACTAGAATCTGTGTCTGATAATGTATTAAATTCTATAGAATCTACTAATTTTTCATTTGAAGACATCTATAATTCACCTATAGACAGATGTAGTAATGGTGTTTTAAAGAATGCATTTGAATCTATTATTAATGATTTTAATTATGAGATTGCAATGGAAGACGTTATTACTGTTGATTCTAGACCACCTTTAGCTCCACAAGAGTTAAATGGTAGCGACCCTACGCAAGCTACTATAGTTTCTGATGAAAAGAATCCAGAAACAGGTGTTAATAAAGAAGTTGAAGAAAAGATTAAAGAAACTAATAGAACTTATAGCAAGCTTGACAGAATGTTTAGTTCTATTAAAGGTGAATCAATTGAATATCTTGAAAATAATAGATTAGTACCAGTTATAACAGGTAATAGACTTATAGGTACATTCTATAATGAATATACACACCAGGATATACAACATTACATAGGACTTAGAAGCTTTATAGGAAATCCACAATCATTCCAACAAAATGGAGAACTTGTCGATATATTAGAAGATCAACAAGAAGAAACAGTTGGACGTATGATATTTGGAGATGTTGTTAAACCTATACTTGAGAAGAATATAGATATTAAATTCTTAAAGAATAATGAAGAATTATTATATACTCTAAAGAAACTTATTGAAGAAAATGAAGTTTCTAATAGTATGAGTATTAACGAACTTGCTCAAAATAATATGTATAATTTATCACGTATTATATATATTCCAGCTAAAGATTTAATATTTAAACGTAATGGAATATCTGGACTAGGAAAGTCTAAGCTAGACCAAGCATCGGTTCCAGCAACTGCTGCTATATTAGCAAATGAGTGTCAACTTGCATGGTATATTACAGCATCTGGAGGTTATTCTCTTGTTAGAATAGCTAAAGGACTTAATGATAATAAATCTGAACATATGCAAGGAAGTTTAATGGACAGATTCTATAGTCTTGGTATGAACAGAATTAAACTTCGTGATGTTAGTAAAAATAACTTTGAGCTTGGACATAAGTTTATAGTAATAGAATCAGAAGCTGACCAAGTTATGCCATTGGAACTTAACCCTATTAATCCACCTGAATTTTCTGTTCCACCTGAAGTAATAAGACAATGGATAGAACAAGCAGGAGATATAGTTGGATATAACCCAGCAGTATTCTCATCACAAGATGGTCAAGTAGAACTTGCTACAAAACTACATGAGATAAATAACAGTAAAATGATTCAAATTCAAAAGTTTAGAGAATTTAAGACTCGTCCATCATCTCAACTTGCTACAATGCTAGTAAGACTTCGTGGTGGAGAAACATATAAAGATTATACAGTAGAATGGATACCACCATCAATAGAAAAACCAAATCAAATAAGTCAAGCTAATGCTATTAAAGATAAAACTGACGCATTCTTAGCATACTTAGATCTTATGGATAAACTTCATGAAAAAGATAAGAACTGGGACCAAGATGTTCAACGTGCATTTAAAGATTTACTTCTTAAGAAAGTTGCCGGTGATGATAGTATTATAGCTGGATTTGATGATATGCTTGAAGAAGCTGTTTCTATTGCAAATGTACAAGCTGCTAAAACTGCTAGAGAAACTTCATCTGGAACAAAGAAAAAACCTAAGAAAAAAGAAGAAGATGAAGAAGATACAGGAGATGAGGAATAATGTCTAAAGCTAAAAAGTTCGCAAAATTCGTAACAGTACTATCATTAATAGTTTTATTATTTGGATTAGCTATTATTATACCAAGAGTAACTAGAAGGCAATATAGAACAGTTATTTCTAATTTTATGGATGAAGATGATGTGGAAAATGCTATTCATGTATTCTATACTGTAAGAGATAATCTTAATATAAATGGAAAAGTTACTGCAAAGATTAAGAAAAGAACTGATATCTCACTTATATCTGAATATATAGGAGAGAAAAATCTCATAGATCAAAGATATACAGTATATAGATATCTAGTACAAGTTGATGTGAATGATAATATTATAGTAGATGAAAAGCAATTCCAATCAATTAAAATAGGAGATAATATTAAATTTCAAAGAGACGATGACAGAGAAATATTGTATATAAATGACGTTTTGTATTCTAATGAAAAAGAATAACAAAAAAGAATGTGAAGAGTTCTTTATACACTGCTCTTCTAAAGTGTTTAGTGACTAGTTAATTTGCATTACACTGTCTCTGTATTCATAAAGATATTTATTGACTTCATTTAATTTATAGTTAACGAAATCTAATGGTTCGATATCGTTAACATGTATATTAAATTCAGATTTAATATCTTTATATAACTTAGATAAGTAACAGTACAAATTAACATTGTGTTGATAATAATCGTAGTTACAAGATTTAATATCTTGTTTACTAAAACTATTTATCATGTCATGATAATATTGAACATTATGTATCATTATTATCACCTGCCTTGGATATACGAAGTTTTAATACTATACGGCAATATAGTATTACATATATCTATCTTAGTATATGTAATCGTTAAATAGTTATTTAACGATTCCTTCGTATATTCTTGGAAACTTACCCCATTTAGGCTAAAAACCTAGGTGGGGTAGGCTATTTATGTACCGTTTTAATATCCTCGATTTCGAACAATTACCTGTCAAAACAATAATTATTTTAAGTAAAGAGAGGTGATAAGTGTGGCTAAAGATGATAATAAAGAGTATCAACGTGAATTGAAAGCTTATAATGCTCAAGTAAATAAAGCAGAAGCTAAGGAGTCTGAAGGAAGACATCTTACAAATGAACAAAAGAAAAATAAAGCAGAGTTACAAAAGCTTTTAAAAACCAGAACTAAACTATACGACATCAATGAATCTAAAGATAGACAATTTCAAGCACAAAAGATGCAAGAATATAGTCAATTTGCAGAAAAAGATTTAAATGCATGGGATCCATATGATAATACGCCGTCTAGTAAAAAATCTGGCACAGCTGCTCTTGGATACGCTGCACAAGCTCAAACTAATAATCTATTAGAGAGAATATTAAAGTCTCAGGATAATAATCCTTTTAATGCCTCTCTACTAAATTTACAGCAACAACAAGTAACTTTACTTGGTGTTATATCTGAAAATATTAAAGCTATGCGTGGTGCTATGGCTCCAACTAATAAAGCTGATAATAGATCGGAATATAAAGAGTATGAACATGGTGTTAGTGATACAGCTAAATTTCTAGCTGCTTTAAGATTTGATAAAGCGGCTGGCTCTTATATGAAAGCCGTTGGTAGTAAACTAGATTCAACTGGCGAAATAGGTATGGCTGTTATGGCTTTAGACCAGTTTAGATCTCTAGCTAAAGATGGTGGAATTTATAAGATAATAAAAGAAAGTATTGCCGGTTCTATAAAGAGTACTATTCTTGGTAGTAAGAATGCTAAAGAATGGGATAGAATGAAAGAAGACCCGGCATCATATATACAAGAAGTTATAAATAAAGCTGCTGGTAGTAAAAATGCTGGAATAAGAGCATTAGCCGAACCATTATATACTACTAATAAAATAGATCTTCAACGTAAGATGAATAAAACAGATTGGTCTGCTGGTGCAAAATTTGATAATAAATTCTATAAATCAGTAATAGGATCATTTGAAACATTACGTGAAATACTAGGAGCTATTAAAGGTACGAAAACTACACAATTCGATTGGGAAAGTGAAACTTATCGTACTGAATCTGAAATATATCTTAGACAGATAGCTAAAAATGAAGATAAACTTAAAAATGTAAGACGTAATTTTAAAAACGAGCTTGCATCAATTATGGAAGAAATGGCTAATGACCCAGCATACGCAGCATTTGCTAGAAATAATCTTCAATTTAATAGTAATGGAAGTGTTAAAAGAGATATTCATGGTAATGCACAATGGACATCTGATAAAATTATTAAATATGTAGAAAAATATATTCAATCTACTGGTGGTAGATTTGATAACCTAGGAGACGATCTTAGTAATATAGTTAAATCTATGGGAATTGATATATCAGACCCAAACCAAGCAGGAATTGCTAGACAAGCAATGGAAATACTTGGTATGTTACGTAATTACTACCGTACAGCTACATACGCTTCAAAAGAACGTATGAATGATATGGGGTCTGGATTTAGAGACTTACATGGTCGTAACACATATAACCAAATAGATAATCGTATAGGTTCAGAAGCGATACAAACACTTCAAGCGTTACATGATTTTGGAATAAACGATCCTAAACAGTTGCGTGAAATATTAGAACGTGTAGACCTAGACGTATCATTAGCTAAAGGCGGAGGCTTTGGTGGTAATGGTGGCGGAGCATCATTTACTGGTCAAAGTACATTTAAAGGTTATAATAACGCAATGGCATATCTTAATAAAGTAAATGCTAAGATGACACCTAAACAACGTTATAAAACTAATAAAGAAGCTGCAAAGATACTTCAAGGTGAATGGATAGAAGAACCATTGAATGTTGCTAAAGAATACGATTTGAGAAATTTTAGCAATAAAGATAAAGCTGAAGAATTAAGACGTGCTGGAAGACTAAATGATAATTACTATAATTTAGTGATGGGTAATTCTGTTGGAAATGCTATAGATACACGTGATGCTAATAATACAGTTGAACGTGAGTTTAAGAAATATGAAGCTTGTATTAAACTATATGAAATAATACATAGAGCTGGAGCTACTGCACAAGCACAAGCTGCTAAACATGGTGGTTCTGCATCGAAATATAAAGCTCAAGGATATGTAAGTAGTCCAGTAGATCTTATGGATTGTGTTGATGATAATGGTAAACCAATACAGTCTAAGATGGCTAAACTTGGTTGGGGATTTATCTCTGATAGTTATATAGCAAATGAATCTCGTAGACAACGTGAAGAAGATGCTAAATATAAAATGGACGGAAACGTCGTTCAAAATACTAATAAGTTATTATCATCTGTATGGCAAGATACATCTATTCAAAAGAAACTTAGAATAGGTGGTGGAACTGCAGTAGGACTTGCTATTGGAAGTATGATGAAGAATAAGGGTATTATATCTTCTAATGCTGGTGTATATGCAATGGGTGCTATAGGTGCTGGTGTAATGATGACTGAACGTGCTAAGAAGGCTATAGATATGATGTACGGGCCTGACAGTGACGTTAAAGGAGAGCATGGATTTAGTAATAGAGATATAGGTATGGCTAAACTTGCTCAAAAAATAATACCAGCGGCTGCTGCGGCAACTGTTGGTGGTAAAACATTTATGTTCAGCCAACGTATATTTAATAGTATGGGACCAGTTGCCGGGCTAGTAGGATTTATTCCGTCTCTTGGAGCTGCACTGGCTGCTGGTGGTATTACTTATAAGTTATTACCTGCATTGAGAAAAAAGATTCAAGGTTCTGAAGATGGAAAAGGTATTTTTGGAAAGATTAAAAATACACTTAAAGGAAATAAAACTCTTGCAAATATATTTGGACTTAGTGGTGAAAGATCAAATGCTGCTATTTATGCAGATAACATAGATCCAATAATTAAAGAGTTAGAAGTTAATATTGCTAAACTTAGACAAGAAAATCCATACGATGGTAATGCAAATCTTATGGAAGATAATCTTAGAGCATTAAAAAATTATCAATATCAATTAAAATCTATAGATAAAGATACTCGTATGAAAATCGAGGATAAGAATAGCCAAGCATCTCAAATATATGATGGTATTATAAATTTAATTAAAGATCAACAAAAAGAACTTTTCTTAAAACGTACAGCTAGTGATATGGATGCTAGAGATAAAGCAAAAGATGGTGTTAATGCTGCTAACTTAGACATGGTTGATCATGAAGCGAAAAGAGCTAAGGATAATATTGACCAGTATAATTCAGCTAAAAGTACTGGATTAACAGAAATGACTAAGAGTAGTTTTAGAAATAAAGAAAGTTATGCTAGAGAAGGTTCTGAAGCTTGGGCTCAATCTAAATATAATACATCTTATAGTAATGTACAAGAAGCAAGAAAAACATTTAATACTTTACGTGGTAAAGGTAAAAGAGCTGTTCAAGGTAGGACTAATTTTATGGCTGGTAAAAAAGATGACTTTATGAATTACTTTAAAAAGTCAGACCCAATGGCAATTGAAAAAGAACTTAGAATGTCAGGGTTTATATCAGATGAGATAAAATTTAATGATGATAATGAATTTATGAAGTGGTTGAGTGAACATGAAGATGCTGTATACCAACACCATTTAGATAAAGGTACTGGTACTTTGAATAATTATATAGCTGCTCAAATGGATCTTAAATTTGGTAAAGAATTAGCAAATGTATTTAGATCTGGTATGATTGATGACAGCTTTTTTAATAGATTTAGTAAATTAGTTAAAAGTAATTCAGCTACAGGTAAAAATATAGATGAATTAGCTGAGTCTGGGGAAGCTCATGAGAAAGCTGAGCTAGTCAGACAAGCTAAAATAGTATTAGGATACACTGATAAAGATGGTAATCCAAGAGATAACCTAACTAAAGAAGAATCAGCTCGGGTAGCATCTTATGTTGCATCTAGATACTTTGAACGTAACTTACAAAATAATAGCATAAGATTAGACCCTAAAGTATTACAAAATGCTATGAAAGATAATAGAATATTTGACTGGATGAATGGTAAGACTGATGATATTGGGATTCCTGGTATTAAAGAGTTTTTAAGAGACTTCGAACATATTGACAGTAAGAATACAAATGTAGTCAATAGTATGGAATTTAGACAAATGTTCGGAGGATGGTTAATTCGTCAAGCTTATATGGCTGGTTTATCTAATAGTGGACATCTAGACGCTAAATCTTATAATGAACTATTTGAAAATATTCTTAAAGAATACGTAGTTCAAGCTAATACATTTAAAGATAGCAATTATAAAAAGAAACTAGAAAATCTAATGGAAGGCGATGCTTCTTTAACTAGTAAATATCATTTAGATGGTGTTATAGGTAAAATTCAAGATATTTATAAAACAGAAAAAGATCCTGTTAAACGTGCTGGTATAGTTAATAGTTTATTAATAGACCAGTATGCAAATAAAAATTTATCTGGAGAAGATTTCGGTGATATCATTGGTGGTCAATATATTGCTGGAGAAGAATTTAATAAACTAGTAGCACTTAGACGTGCAATTATTAAAAATCCAGACGGTTCTGATATACCAGATGAAAAACATAAAGAATACATAATGGATAAGATCAACTCGATGAATTCTAAAGGTTTCTTTGGAAGACTTATGAATAGATTTGGTATTAGGTTCTTACATAAACTTAATGGTATGAACGAAGAAGATATTGCTGATGAAAAAATTGCCGATAAAGTTCTTATTCATGCTTTAACTAATATGTATAATACTGGTAATTTAGCTACTACACCGTATTATAAACAAGTTACATCTAAAGGTTCCGACGGAGTTACGCAGTATAACTGGGTACAAGATGGAACTATTGGTAGTAGAGCACCTAAATTCCCTACAGCTGAAGAGTTACGTGATATAGTTAAAGATAATTTCTCATTTAATATGGATAAATATGTATTTGGTTCAGGTGCTGGTTATGGTTCTGATACAGCTAATGCAAATATGTACTCATCTAAAGGAAGTACTCTTAAAATGAGTGATCTTTCTGGATATAGTTTTAGTAATGGAGCACATCTTGAAACTTTTGGTTGTAGTATAGCTGCGGCTAATAATGCTTTAGTTATACTAAAAGTACCAACATTATCTAAGGAAACTATGATAAATGTTGCGAATCAATACTTAGATAAATATGGAATTAAATACGGTTTCTTTACACATGTAGCTAATATGTTAGGTTTAAAATCTGAAATACTTATGGCTAATGGAAATCGTTTTAATAAAGAATTCTTTAATAGATTAAACTTTAATAATGCTACATATATTGCTTTATTGGATAATATAGGACACGATAGTGGTGCCCATTATATAAATATATTATCTATATCAGGTGATAACGTTAGTATTAACGACCCTATGCAAAGTGGTCTTAATGACCTTAGTATATCTGAAATAACAGCTAGAGCAAGTTTAATCATTAAATACGATGCATCTAATGTTAGTTCTACTGTTACCAGTATAGATTCTTCAATTAATGCTAGACAGCTAAATGTATCTGGTAGTGGTGTATTTACAGCTATGGCTAATACTGCTATGATGGGTATTGCTAAAAATTATGTTAAAAATAACGGATTTAATGGATATGGTGGTTCGGAACCATCTGGTGGTATGTCGTCTGATGAAGGTAAATACGATCCAGAAGTTGCAATGATAGCTACAAATGTATCAGATGAAAAGCAAAAGCAAGGAATTCTTTCATTTATAGCATCATCTAAGAATAAAGCATTTGCTGCTGCAGCTAATAGATTCCGTTCATTATTAAGTAAACCAGAAGTTAGATCTGAACTTAAAGAAAAACAAAACGTAGCTGATACACAAGAACAACAAGGTAAAGATATAGCTGAAATGAAAGATGCTATAGTTGGTGGTAAACTAGGTGGAACTGGAGACGGTTCTGGTAGTGTTAGATTTGACGGTAGTGGCGGTATGATACAAGGTCTTACTAAACTAGTGTTTGGTAAATATGTATTCGGGAAGTTATTTAAATGGATAAAGAAAAAATTTGGTAAAGGTGCCGTTAAAGAAACTGGTGAAGAGGTTGCAGAGAAAACTGCACAAGAAGGTGCTGAAAAATTAGCATCTAATGTGGCTGGTGAAGGTATGGAATCTGCATTTGAAACTGGTGGAAGAGAAGTAATTGAAGAATTTGGAGAAACTTCTGCAAAGAAAGTAGCTGGAGAAACTGTAGAATCTGCGTTTGAGTCTGGTGCTCGTGAAATCTCTGAAGAGGTTTTAGATGCAGCTGCTACTAAAGCTGTTAAAAAGACTGGACAAGAAGTAGCAGAAAGTGCTACAAAAGAGGCATTAGAAGAAGGTGGAAAAGCTGCTTCTAAGGGAATGATTAAAGGTGTCCGTAAAATACTTCAATATATATTCATCAAAATGCCATCCGCAATTGCAGACAAGATTGCTGGAAATACAGTTATCAAATTAATTGGTAAAATATTTGGTAAAAATGTAGCTAAAATGGCTACTAGTGCTAAAGTATTTATGGCTGAACTTGGTGAAAAACTTCTAAAGAAAGCTACTGATAGTGTTATCGGTAAAGCTATAGCAACAGGTGCTAAAAAGGCTGTGTCATTTATAGGTTTAGCTATAGACGCAGGTCTATGGTATAGAGATTATAGAAAAGCATTACCATCTGCTGCCGCTATATTAAATATGCAAGATAAGGGAGTTACTCAAGACTTCCTAGAACAAAATGACTTAGATGACAACGTTGCTAGAGCATATGCTACATATAAAAATGGAGCATCTTTGGTGCTATCTGTTATTGGTACAATTAAACAGACAGCAGAAGCTGCTGTTGCAGTTGGAACTGGTGGAGCTACACTACCAGCGATGTTATTAACTGCAACTTATTGGGGTATAGCAACAGCGGTTATTCAAATGTTATTTGAATTTTCTATGTCTTTTGATAGCTTCCTTCAAACATTTACAAATATTAAAGGTGAAATAGGAGCAATACTTTATAAAACTAATGATAAGGTTAAATCGTTAGTAAATAAGTCAGAATTTATGCAAAAGCTTCTAACTAGCGATCTAAAGAAACAGGAAGCGGAAGCTGAACATAGTGCACAGAATGTAACTACAAATACAATCAGTAATGGGTCTGAAATGTATAATCAAAAGGGCGGTATAGAAGAAGATAACTTCCAAAAAGCATCTGCGTATGCTGGTACATCTAGTGTAAATGGTAGCAGTGCTGGAAGTTCTGCATATTCGAGTACATTTGATAGAATACGTAATTTTGGATCTAAATATACAGCTAAAGCTAAAAATCTAGTATCTAGTGCATATAATAAAATAACAAGTGCTCTTGGATTTGGTGGTCCTAAATCAAATGTTGGAGCTAATGCTTCATTTGACTGGTCTAAAGTTCCTACACTAGCTCAGTTAAAAGGTGCTAAATTTACATCTAATGCTGGAAATAATGAACGTGCTATAAAATTTATGTCAATGTTACTTCCTATAGCTCATGAAATGAGTCAAAAGCATGGTATTTATGTAAATCCATACTTAGCTATGGCTCAATGGGCTCTAGAGTCTAATTGGGGTAAAAAAGATAGTGGTAACTTTAACTTCTGGGGAATTAAAGGTTGGGGTAAACCTACTGAGTATTGGGACGGGTCTGTGGCTGATGTAAGTACACATGAAGTAATTAATGGTGTTAGTACAGGTATGAGTCAAAAATTCCGTGCGTATAAAAGTGCAGAAGACGGTATTAGAGACTATTTTCTATTTATGAGTAAAAGATTCCCTTCTATACAAACTATGGGTATTGAAGGTCTTAACCATGGAGTTGATGGTGGTAAGTATGCAACAGGGTTTGGATATATTCCATTAGTAACTAAGATATATAATCAATTTGATAGTGGAATGAAATCTTCTGGTTTTGATATGATTAAATTACAAGCAGATATAGCTAATAATGCAAATATTGCATATAATGCATCTGCAACTGGAATAGATAACCCAGAATTAGCACATTTATCTTATGATGGGACTAAGTGGACACCTGAAAGTGTAGTTGGTAGGTCTGGAATGAAATGGGCTACACCATTAAATAACTTAGGTGGAACAGAAATAGCTTCAGTATATGGAGATAGATCTGACGTTGCAGCTGCAGCTAGAGCTCGTGGTATTAAAATGAGTGGATTCCACCGTGGTGTGGACTTTGTTCAAGGTAGTGGTTCTCCATTCTTCTCTATTGCTGATGGTGTAGTTGAAAAAGCTGGTGGTGGAAGTGTTAATAATATTATAGTTAGACACGCCAATGGTATTGCATCTGAATATATGCACGGTCATCCTACTGTAAAAGTTGGAGACAGGGTTAGAGCCGGTCAACAAATCGGTAAAGTAGGAAATGTAGGAACTAAAGGAGCCCATTTACACTTAGGTATATTTAAAGGACAATCAGTTAAAGGTGTGCATAATAACTATTATGATCCATTCTTTGAATTAGGATTAAATCCTAAGAATGTGCGTACTAGAAACTCACCTGAAAATATAAGATTCTTAAAATCTAATAAGTTCTCTACAAATAGTGAAAATCCAGAAGCAGCTAAGGCTGGTAAACAAATGGACTCTACTGGTTATATGACTAAAAATGGATATAGCGGTAAAGGTGGAGATATGTCCGCAGATGCTATAGTTAATAGTGGTGCAAATCAATTAGTTAAAGAACTTCGTGATCTTAAGGCATTAGTAGCTGGATTAATTCAAGTTGTATCAACTGGATTAGCTGGAAGCTTTGGTGGAGTAAATGACTTACTACAAGGAGTAATAGGTGCTATTAAGTCTAAAGAAAAAGATGATATAATGGCACAAATATCAACATCTAGATTTAACTAGAGGTGAGGAGGTAATATATGTTAGATAATGGAAGCGGTTTAGTAGGTCCACCACCTAAACCATCCCAAAGAAAACAACAGTCAACAGCAGAAGCTATTAGAAAATCAGCTGAAACATTAAATAGAGCTGCACAAGGTGCTGGAAGATCAAGTTATGGTAGTCCAGACAAGGAAATACCATCTTCTAGTGGTAGAACAGATGGAAATTATGGTATTCCTGACTATGACCAAAGTGCACTAGATTCATTTATAGAAAGTACGGCTAAGAATGGTAAAAAAGTTGTACACGAACAGTCTCAAAGAATTATATCACAATTTGCTAGAGTTGCAGATGTTATGGTAACTGATGCTAGTAATAGTAGATATGTGGAACTAGATAAACGTAAATTAGCAAATATTATAGGAAAGGACCAACTACTACAAATAGTTGGTCTTCCACCTATAAGTGATAATATTGTAGATCCTCCGCCAATATGGCAAAATGATGAAATAAATGGAGGACAAATGACATGGGGAAGCGCAGGTTTAGTTGGTCAAGAATATATAGAACGTGTATTAATGAGAGGACAATTCTTAGTATTAGTTCCATTAGAGTTTAAACCAAACTTTACAAGAGCATTAATAAATTCAATTGGTGCAGATGAAAGTAAAAGTAGTGAATTATCAGAATTCTTTGAAAATACTGCTACAAGATTCGAAACATTCTTAGATAGAATCGATACTAGACTTAATATCGCATCATATGGATATACTGCATTGATAAATCATTATAGGTATTGGATATCAGTTGGTGCTCATATGAAAGTTGTACTTCATACTCTTGGAATAGACCCTATGGACCAGACTTTATCAGCTACAGGTTTTAGTTCAGAGTATCATAGATTTTTAAAGGAAAGATTACCAGATTTCATGGTAGATAGAGTATTTTCTCATGGTAACTGGAGAGGAATTAATGGATTATTGGGTGCTGGTGGAGATGATAGTAAAGTTGCTGATGAATTAAGTAAAGATGCACAAACAGAAGAAGCTAAATTAAGACAAGATATAAGTGATATAAATAGTGCGATGTCATCGCTAGGACCAAAATCTGAAGCTGATATAATGGCAATGGACGGAACTAATGCAATAGCATCATCTGATGGGTTTATATCTAAAGGAGATAGATCTAAAGTTGGTAACTTTGCTAAAGGCAAAAGTGGGTATGGACTAGGTAATTATGGATTTGGTAGCGATGCCGAAGAAGAAAGTGATTTACATACAACATTAATGCAAGATGTACCTATTACATTATATAATAACTCATACGCTAATATACTTAATGCTGTTACTAATATAGATATCAGAAATAATTCATTGATGAATCTTCCATTTATTACATTTTACTGTAACGGGAATATAGATAGAAATTTGCAATTCTCATTAGAAGCAGATAAATCTGTAATAGCTGAAACTACAACTGACGTTACAGCTCGTACTTTTCCAAATCTTGTTAAAGGTATAGCATCTGCAGTTGCAGAAGGTGTAACAGGAACTAATAGTTCAACTGGAGGTCAAGTAGCTGCAGCTGGAGCAAATGCTGTTGGTGGTAGTGTAGACTCTGCTACTGAAATTCTTCGTGAAATAGCTTATCATAATGATGGTAACTTCGCTAGTACATTTGTAACTAATACATATATTCCTAAAGTTATGCGTGGAGGTAGTACAAATGTGTCATATAATGTGCCACTTAGATTTGTAGCTGCAGGTTCTGATAAATATAGTATCGCTCAAATGTTTTGGGGTTTATGCCTACTATTACCATTTGTAGTACAAGTAAGTAAACCTAGAATGCCATTAATTATACCACAAGCTGCTATGTATTGTGCAGCATTTAGTAAAGGTGTAATGAATGTACCACGTGGATATATTAGTAGTATGTCTATAAGTACAGACCCAGCATTCCAAACTACTAATGGTATCCCATTAGAATTGAATATCAATTTAACAATCGAATCGTTATATACATTAACAACAATGCCAAACTTCACTGAGTCATACGGTGGAGGTTCTGACATGAACCTTATAACTGCGATGTGGCATCCAATGTCTTCATTTAATGTAGTTGCAACATTAACTGGTACAAATACGGTATTAAATCATACGCCGTCTAATATATTTAAATATTTTATAGAAAGACCAGTAGCTGACGCATTTGCTGCATTTAAGACTATATTCCAAACTAGTGGAGGTTACTTCGGTACTCAATTCAAACAATGGAGAATTAAATTGGATAGTGGAGATAATATGCAATATATTTAATAAAGAAGAGAGGTAACATATGAAAGAAAGAGATACAAGTAAAGATTATGCGGAAATATCGCAAAATATTCCGATAGACATAAGAAAGAAATACTATACTCTAAGATTTGATAATTGTCTTAAAATAGTTCTTTATGGAGAACCTTTTAAAGATAGTCGTCCAAGACTTAATAAATTTGGTGGAGTTGGTATGGTTAATATGGGTAAAATGAAAAAAGTATTTACAGTATTATACAAGAAATACCCATTACTTCAAGAAATAACTATACAATCTCCATATTTAGTAATTCTTGATATGTTCTCTCTTCCTACTAAAAAAGAAATGTCATTTATAAAAAAGGATAAAGAAGCTCTAAAACTATTTAAAAAGGAAGAACTCTATGATTTAGCAATTGCAGACGTAGATAATAGTATTAAAATTCATAATGATATATTATTTGAACCAGAATATAGAGTATCATTAGATGATGCTATGAATATTGGAGTAATTGGTAATAAGTATCTTAGTGATACACCTAGAGCCGAACTTTATGTATATTTTAGTAGTAAAACATCTAAATTTTATAAATGGCGTATACAAAATAATCATAACTATTTTAAATGGCTAATATCTGAAAAGAATATGCTGATGAATAAACGTACAATAAAAGAACACCGAAAATATTTGATTAAGATATTAAGAGAATATATAGAAGATATTAAAAAAGAAAAAGATGCTAAAGATTTTGTTAAACGTGTTTCTAAAGAATTAATTAGATATCCGGCAGAAACTATCAAAGAATTAGCTGGAGTTGAAAATAAAACGTTTAATAAGAATAATGCTCTTTTAAACTTTATGCTAGAAGTATGTAAAAATAATAAGTTCTGTGTAGAAAAACTTAATAGCTTAACATTTTTATTTGAGGAGGAAGTAGTAGATGAAGAATCAGAACCTACAGATATCATGGGAATCTATTCGCAATTTCTTGAGAATTAATAGAATGGCTGGTGAATCAAACATCGATTTAGTTCACAGAGTTTGTAATAATAATACATTATTTAGTAGAATTTGTGATATAGATAACCATATCTATAGTAGTCCTAGTATGCTTAAATCTGTTATAATGACAGAAGAATTTATAAAATCAATATAGGAGGAATGTGTAATGAATGTAAATTATAATATAACTAATAATTTGCCTGGTATTAAAAACGCACTTACTAGAAAAGTTATGGCTAGAACTGTTAGTAAGGTCACTGGTAATAGTGAGGCTATTAATGAAGTTGCTGGTAATATTTTAAATGTAAGTTATGAAGGGTTAAAATCTGCAATGGATTATGGTAAAAACCCAGTAATAGCTGCTGCATTAGAATCGTTTGTAGATACAGTTGATAATTTAATGGCTGAATATGTTGCTAAAAAACATAATCAATTCATTATATCTACAGAAGCAGCTGAAGATGATGAAAAGAAAGAAGCTAAAAAAGAAGAGGAAGAAGATGATAAATCTTTAGATGCCGCATTTGATGAAGACGTAGCTGAAGATGTTATGAAAAATGAAGGCGGAGACGAATTATCAGATGTTGTGTCTGATATAATAGAAACAGCTATTCAAGGTACTAGAGATCAAATGAAACAAGCTGTTAAACTTGCACTTAAAATTGAAAAAGATAAACAAGAAGAAAAATATAATGATGATAAAGAAGAAGCAGATGAATTTGATGAAATGACTCCAGATGATCCTGAAGCAGAACAAGCTGCTGAGCAATCTGAAGGTGAAAATCCATTTGATGAACAACCTAAAGAAGGAGAAGAAGGAGAAAATCCAGAAGGTAATGAAGAAGGTAGTGGAAACCCATTTGACGATGCAGAAGGTGGAGAAGATGCTGGTGGTAATCCATTCGATGAAGCTGCTGGAAGTTCACCAGAAGAAGGTGGAGAAGGACAACCTGAAGCTCCAGCAGAAGGAGAAGCCGAACCTCAATCGGATGGAGAAAAGAATGGAAACCCATTTGAATCTATACTAGATGAAGTTAAGAAAGAAGAAGAAGTATCTATGGAAAGCATGATTACTAATAAGTTAGGACTTAACCCTGGTGAACTTAGTAACTTTATTAATAGTATTAGTAATAAAATGCTTGCTAGTGATATGAAGACTGTATTTGATACATATGGACCTGAAAGTGCTGAAATGAATGCTGCTAGAGAATTATATAAAAACAGAAAAGATATTAAAGTTATAATTTTCGATAAACCTTACTATTTAAGCGAATATCTAACTTTTTCAGGTGTTATTTTAAAACAAACTAATAGATATGGAGATACTTATGTTCATAAAGTTGCTGAAAAGATAGGTAGTACATTTAGAACAGAGTATTTATCTTTATCCGAAGTGTTTGTTCCTTTTTATACTCAACTTGTTTTGACTGCTTTATCTTTAAATATTGAAATTACAGACGAAATGGTTCACGATGCTTGGACAGTTGCAATTTATAATAAAGATGATACAGGTTTTCATCAGTCTATGATTCCATTCAATAATTTAACTAAAGAAATTCAAGATTTGGATAATCCTTATACTGAAAAATTGAATGAAGTGTTATCTTATTTCAAGGATTTACGAAATTTAATAGAGGTTTTCAATGTCAATAAATAAACCTTGGACCCGTTATAAACTAACACAAATGCTTTATCATGCGTTTATCGGTTCTTTAGCAGATAATGCAATTGAAATAGGTTGGGTATTATGTTTTAGTTTATTAGCAGATAAAAGTCTTGTAGAAAGAATAACTGTCCTATTTGGGGTAAATGACGCTTTCTGGGTAATCTTATCATCAACTTATTACACTGCTAGAACTTCTATGACTGCAACTTTACCTAAATTGATTGAGAAACAAGGTATAAACATAGAGTCTAAAGTAGTTAAAAATCACATATATCTATTCTATTTTATGCTATTACCATCAGCTATTGGTAGTTTTATGTTTCTTCCTAAATTACTACTCATTTTAGGGGTGTCTCAAACGGATTTACCATTTTATATACCTTATTTTCAACTTTCAATTATTTCAATTTTTATAGCAGCACCTTGGTCAATATTTATACCTTCATATCTTAGAACAAGAGGTAGAAGTAAAGAAGCTACAGTTTTAGACCATAGTGTTGCCTGGTCCATGTTAATTGGTATTTTCTTCACAACTCACATTTTGCATTTAGGAGTAAATACTGCGTTAATAGTAAATATTATCACTAATGCTATTCCTCTTTATTGGTTCTTATGGAAGAAACCAATACCTAAATTCTTTTCTAAAGGGTTTGAATTTTCTTGGAAAGAAATTAAGTCTTATTGGGTAATTGTAAAATGGGAATTAATAAGACGGCTTGCACCAAGAGTTTCAGCTATTATAGGTGTTGGTCTTACAATTACAATTAACCCAATTTACGCTGGAATTAAATATTGGATTTCAAACTTAATGATGTTGCCAGAGGGTTGGGTAGATTCTAT